AATACAAATATAGAAAAGTATGTAAAGCATAAATACATAAGGCATGCCGAGCCAGTTCCTGCTGGTTTGGGAAGAGATAGCTTTTTAGTAACAATGTGGAAAAGGGTCTAATTAATGAAAATAGGTCTTAAAATACTTGAGAATGATGCGACGATACAAAAGAGAGTGTTGAAGCTTATCAAGGGAGCTGTTGATTCTGCAATTAAGAGGTCTGTTGGTGTTGTATCCACAGAAATCAAAAGGCTTGTTAGACAAGCAATAGTCTCTTCTGAAGAATACCGAGAATTACTAGGTGGAGAATTGCAGGGAGAACTCGGGGTTCCTGATAGTTCAACCAGATTAGATTACATATTAGAAATATGGCTGAATAGCCTAGCGGTTTCAAGAAAACCCGTTAGAATTTCAGGCTCCTATATAACTGGTGGTTTTTCAATTTTTATGATAAGAGAAGATTGGTCTGATGTTTTAGGCTCTTCTTCTGCCCAATATGTAACCGCTAAAGGCAAAGTGATACCTTGGCTTGAATGGTTACTTTTGGCTGGTGATGCAACAATAATAACAGATTATACATTTTCTGCTAATGTTCCACAGAATTTTAATAGCAGAACTGGAAGAGGTGTCATGCTGGAGGCTCCACAAAGAAGATGGAGTGTTCCAAGAAAATATGCAGGTACGGCGGCAGATAACTTTGTTACTCGTTCTCTACACGGCATAGGAGAGCAAATAGGAAGTATTATGCAGAAAGAAGTCCAAAAGAGATTTAAATAATGGCACTGCAAGATTATACAAAACTAAAGGGAGTCAACGATGTAGGCGATAGCCTTTTCATGTCTACCCTTGAAAATAATTTGAAAGTTTTCTTCGACTGGGGACTGTTGGGAATCGGAGCATGGTTTGATGTTCAGATACCCCAATCCGGAGTTTACGGAGGATACTATCATAAACTGAGACGAGTTGATGACCCATCATATGATGACGGTCAAGTTTGGGAAACACCCAGAAAAGACTTAGTTTGGGAGACAGGAGTTTCTTACCCAAGTGGTTTGGCTACTGTTCAACCAGTAAGAATTTCTGGTGTTTATGTTGATGGGACTAGTGCTTCAAGTTTTTATGGACCCGGTGATTCTACTTATAGTCACCATATTGATTACCCGTTGGGTCGGGTTGTTTTCGATACTGCTATAGATACGTCCAGCGATATCTATATGAATTATAGTTATCGTTGGGTTCAAACTTATTTGGCAGACAAAGCCCCTTGGTGGCAGGAACTTCAGTATGGCTCTTTTAGAGTTGATGGTGACCATATAACCCAGACAGGTTCTGGTGACTGGTCTATCGGAGGCAATCATAGAGTCCAGCTGCCTGCTGTCGTAATTGAGGCTGTTCCAAGGAGGTATTCTCAGGGATACGAACTTGGTAACTCAAGCCTAAGGACATATCAGGACGTTTTATTTCACGTAATAGCAGAATCAAAATGGCAAAGGAACCAACTTGTGGACATATTGAGTGTTCAACAGGATAAGTCCATTTATTTATTTGATACTAATAAAGTAGCTGAAGACGAAAAGTATCCTCTTGATTATAGGGGAATGTTGGCAAGTGGTAATCCGCTAATGTATCCAAATCTAGTCGCTGCAAGCGGTTATAGGTGGAGAGAATGCAGGTTTAGAAACTCTGTTTTATCAGAAGTAGAGTCTCCTAGCCCTAATTTACATGAAGCTGTTGTCAGAACAACATTCGAGGTCGTTATTAGCTAGTGTTTGGCTTAATATTTTTGATTTACGGTGTATATTATTTATAACAATGGCATAAGGCCAATTAATGGATAGCTTTCAAAGGAGGCTTTTAGTATGGCTAACAATAGAATTTTCTATGCCTGTCAACAGGTTGGTTTGAAACCAGATGGTAGCACAGACGCTTTTTCCGTAGTTCACGGTGTTCAAAGCGTTGGTATTACCACAAACTTTAATCTAAGTCAGGTGTTCGAGCTCGGTCAGATTTCCATCTACGAAAATATCGAAGATATTCCAGATGTGGAAGTCACAATGAGCAAAGTTTTAGACGGTACTCCCCCAATTTACTGTCTGGCAACAAAGGGTGCTACCACACCCACACTTTCTGGTCGTCAAAATGAGAAGAGTGTATTTGCACTGTCCATTTTCCCTGATACCAATGACTCTGCAAACGGAGTCCCTAACTCTCAGGTTGAATGTTCAGGTATGTTCGTTTCTTCTTTGGCATACAACTTCCCACTGGAAGACAGTTTTACTGAAGATGTTACCTTGGTTGGAAACCATAAGATTTGGCACGCAGATAGTCGTGTTGTAAGCGGCGGACTAGCCGAAAATGCTTATGGTGTCCCCGACCTTGATTTCTATGGTGGTTTTACAGACTCTGGCGAAGACCCTAGTGGCCTTGGTACTGGTGGTGGTGTAAACCGTCGAGAAAATATCATCTTTGGAAATTCGACTTTTGGCTCTGGTACTAACTCAAATGGTTATCACCGAGACCCAGATATCAGCTGTCTTCCAAAAGAAATTTATGGTATCACCTCTTCTGGCACTAATGAAAAAGATTCTGCGGGCTCCTTTGGTGCTCACATTAGTAATATTAGTGTTTCTTGTGACCTTGGTCGTGAACAGATTCTGGAACTAGGGCGTAAATCGCCTTATCACCGTTTCGCTTCTTTCCCAATTGAAGTTACAACAGAAGTTGAAGTTACTGCTGTTAGTGGTGACTTGATTTCTGCAACTGAAGAGGGGATATTGAGTGGAGGTGGAGCTGGAGCTTACTCAACCTGTGGTGCTGACTCTGGTAACTTGAGTAACGCTACTATTCGTATTGCAACCTGTGATGGTTTGAGAGTTTATCTCGGCAAGCAGAATAAGTTAGCTTCTGTCAATTACGGAGGAGGAGATGCAGGTGGAGGAAACGCAACAGTTTCTTACACATTCACAACCTTCAATGACTTTACTGTTATGCACCTTTCCGATGTAGCTGGTGAAACAGCCAATTGGACTCAGGTGAAGAACAAACTGGGCTACTTAGCTCCAGCCTAAGTCATGTATGAACTTGACCAAGTGCGGGGGTGGCATATGCTGCCCCCGCTTAGGTCAGCTGTGATTACGATTACAGCAGGGTAAAAGATGGGAAATTTTAGGATTTAAAAATGGACCTAGCACAAAGAGAAGGTGTTCTTTATAGAATTTTTTCTGGTACCACTAGGCTATTAATTGATGGAACAAGATATATTTTTAAGAACCCTTCCGCAGAAGATAAATACACTGCACAGGAAATGTATCAACAAGAAATCAAAAGAAACCGCTATGAAAATTGGCACACTAAAAAAACAGTCCTAAATTTTCTCCATGAACAAGACATTTTCACCCAAGAGGATGAAGATAGACTGAAAAAGATGGAGGACGACATAGAAGAACTTAAATTTCAGCTCTTCACTTCTATGCTAAACGCCGAGAAATCGAAATTTATAAGACTGACTCTAAGCAGAACAAGGACTATTATGTCCAATCTCCTCTCTGCAAAGGGCTGTCTAGACCACACAACCAAAGAAGGATATGCCTCATTAGTCAAGACACAATACTTGACAGGCCGCTCTTTGTTTGGCGAAGATGGCGAGAGGTTGTCTGAAGAAGATTATACTCCAGAGCTTATAGAAAAGGTGATGGTAGAAGTCTCCAGAAGTTCAGTTTCGCAGGCCGCGTTAAGAGAGTTGGCTAGGTCTGAGCCTTGGAGGGCTTATTGGGGCTCGTCGGGTAAACAAGGTGTTTTTTCTGGTATTCCAATTGATTACACGGAAGACCAGAGAGGCCTGATACTTTATAGTAAGATGTATGATGGTGCATATGAGCACCCTGAATGTCCTGATGATGACGTAATTAATGATGATGACTTATTCGATGGTTGGATGATACATCAAAGGAAACAGAGAGAAGGAGACAAGAAAAAGAAAAGCATAGAGTCTTCTATAAATGAAAAGCAAAAAAACGCTGAAGAACTTTATGTAATGTCTCCGAACACCAAAGAGGCAAATAAAATAAATGAACTGAATACCCCGGCGGCTAAGAACAAGCGCAAAAGAAGGGATATAAATTTGAGAAAGAAGGGAACTATGAGAGAAGCAGAGCTTCCCGACAAGAAACAAGAAATTATAATGCAGGCCAACAGGCAGTTCGCCGAGAAATTTAAGGGATAGCAAAATGGAAAAGCAAGAGAATCTGGACGATTATAAGAAGCTTAGAGAGCAAACAAAAAAGTACAACGACGAGAAGTACAGAGAAAGCTCAAAAAAGCGTCTTATGAAAAATGTCGAAAGAAAATTTAAGACAACTATGATTGGGGCCCTTGCTTCTTTTGAAAAATATTTTGGAGACCTATGGGGACATGATGAAGGAGAACTCTCAGACGAGCAAATAAAAATGAAACAATTTTGGGAACAGGCTAGAACTGAAATATTGAATAATGGAAACAGTCAATTGAGGATAGCACAAGAGGAAATTGCACAGTATACAATGACATGGAACAGATATCATATAGATTTTGTTCTTTCTCCAAGTAAAGAGGATGATAAGGAAACTTAAAATGGTAAAAAAAGAAGAAAACCAAAGAGAATTTGAAGCTGAAGTAACTGAAAAAAATAAGGAAGTTAAGAGAGCCTTTAAGTTAACTGAAGTATCTCTTAATCAGCAGAATGAGGCTACCAAGGTTTATAATAGAGCATTTAGAGATGCACTAGAATCAGGGGCTTTGCTTCGAAATAAGCTTGAAGACCACATGCGAACACAAGGTTTGTGGGATGATAGTAAGCAAAAAGAGCTAGAAGAAGTGCAGAGTGCAATCTTAGAAAACGAGAAAAAGTTGGCTAAGGGTGGTATTAGGCTCAAAGTTGCCAAGGACCTAGCATTAGAAATGGCTGATGAAAGAGTCAATATGAGAAATATTCTTATGCAAAGGAACAGCTTAGATGGCAATACTGCTGAAGGACAGGCAGACAACGCAAGATTTGACTATCTGGTATCGGCAAGTTTGGTGTATACTGATAGTGGAAAGCCTTATTTCAAAGACTTGGCAGACTATAGAAATAGAAGCACTGAGCCTGTTGCCTTGGAAGCTGCAAGAAGACTTGCTCAGATTATTTATGGCCTAGATTCAAACTATGAAAAGAATTTACCAGAAAATGAATTTTTGGTTGAATTTAAGTTTGCTGATGATGAATTGAAACTTGTTAATGACAAGGGCCAACACGTTGATAGAGAGGGAAACCTTCTTAATGAAGACGGAAGATTCATTGATGAAGAGGGAAATCTTATCGACAAAGAGGGTAATCCTGTAACAGAAGACGGTCAGTACAAGTTTGAACGTGCTCCGTTTCTGGATGATGATGGTAAGCCTGTGGCCGAAGAAAAGGCAGAGGCTGAAGAAGAAGAATCAGCATCAGAAGACGAAGGCGAAGAGGAAGCTAGTGAGGAAGCTAAATCCGAGTCTGAAGAAAAGACCGAAGCATAAAAAAACGGACAGTGGTTATACCGGAGTGACCTTACTACACCACCGGTATAGCCATTTTTTTGTAGAGACAGGATAAATGCCCAAACCATTTAATCTAACTGCGCAGTTAAACATAGTAGGACCAACCAACCTTAGGCCGGTTGTTAATAATCTACGTAAGCAGCTTAGTGGGATAAATACAAACGTCAATGTTAATATAAGTCGTAGCGCAAGTCGCAACGTATCTGTATTAAACAAAAGCGTTCAGAATCTTACCAAAAGTCTTCAGCAAGCCAACTCTCAGGCCAGCACACTTTCTGCGACGATGGCTCAGCTGGGCGCGACCATAAAAAATATTGGCTCCAGCACAGGAAAAGCTACTTCTGGGCTGAACAATGTCAGTAATTCAGCCAATCAGGTCGGCAAAAGCGTCCAGCAGGCTGGAAGTCAGATGGAAGAGTTTGGTCGTATATCTGGTCTTGCTTTGAGAAGATATGCAGGTTTTACGGTTGCTACCACTCTTACCTTTGGGTTTGTCAGGGCTGTATCAGATGCTGTTGGCGAAGCTTTAAAGTTTGAAAGAGAATTAATAAAAGTAGCACAGGTTACTGGTAGTTCTATAAAAAGTCTTAAAAGCCTAACCTCTGAGATAGGCAAACTAAGTACAAGTCTGGGTGTTTCCTCAACTGAGCTACTAGAGGTTTCAAGAACATTGTCTCAGGCAGGGCTGTCTGCCACAGAGGCCAAGAGAGCTTTAGACGCCTTGGCTAAATCGGCCTTGGCTCCTACCTTTAATGACATACGTAACACTACAGAAGGTGTTATAGCTGTTATGTCTCAATTTGGTATTGGGGCCAGAAATATAGAAAAGGTTCTTGGTTCTTTAAATGCTGTTGCCGGGAAGTTTGCTGTTGAAGCGGAGGACTTAATATCTGTTATTCGTCGTACTGGTGGTGTATTTAAAGCAGCTTCGGGAGATATAGGCAGTCCCATAAAACAGCTTAATGAGCTTGTTGCCGTGTTTACTTCCGTTAGAGCAACCACTCGCGAAAGCGCGGAAAGTATCGCTACTGGTCTTAGAACTATCTTTACACGTATCCAAAGACCTAGTACTCTTAAGTTCTTAAAGCAGTTAGGGGTAAACCTACAAGACTTAGAAGGAAAGTTTGTGGGTCCGTTCAAGGCTATGCAGCTTCTGAATCAGGCGCTGGTATCCCTAGACCCTAGAGACGTTCGCTATGCAAAAATTGTAGAACAGCTTGGTGGTTTCCGTCAAGTTGGTAAATTGATTCCAGCTATACAGCAGTTTGCCAAGGCACAAGAAGCTCTTGGTGTAGCTATGGCTGGGCAAGGCAGTTTAGCCAAAGACGCCCAAACAGCACAGCAATCTCTATTGGTTCAAACACAGAAAGTAAGGGAAGAATTCCTAAAGCTGTTTCGTGACATTACTGGAGACTCATCATTTCAGGTGTTTGCCAAAGGGGCTCTTCAGCTAGCTTCATCTCTCATAAAGTTAGCCGACTCCTTTAGGCCTATCCTGCCAATGCTAACGGCAGTTGCTACGATTAAAGCTGGAAGTGCGTTGAAGCAGTTTGGTACGGGCTTCTTTGGCGGTATTAGGTCTGCGGGAGGAGCAAAGGCGGTTGGTTCTGGGTTGGCTGGAGCTGCAACCGGAGCGGGGGGTCAGGCTGCGAATCAAGCTAGTCAGGCTTTACAAGCTATAACAAAAGCAAATACGAGTGCTTTGCAGGCCAACACAAAAGCGGTTGCTTTTTTATCTGGTTCGGTTAAAAACCTCTCAAGGATTGTTGCTAGCAGAGGGTTCGGTGGTGGACCAAGAGGGCCAAGAGCTCCTAGAATAAGACCTCGTCTTGGTGGTCAAGTATATCCTAGAAAATTTGCATCAGGCGGATTTGTTCCCGGCTCTGGGAATTATGACAATGTTCCTGCTATGCTGACTCCGGGTGAGTTTGTAATTAAGAAGTCTGCTGCTCAGGCATTAGGCCCTGATTATCTTAATAGTGTAAATCGAAGGCAAAGAGGAGGAAAGATACAGCGATTTAAAAATGGCAAGGAGGTTAAACCACCTGAGCCGTCGCCTACAACAGTTACGGTTACCGACCCAGATTACGGTGTCGCCGGCTATCAACTTCAGGGCGATGTTAAACAAAAAGCTAGAGAATACGGAAAGATTGACGGAGTTGCTAAATCCGCTGCCAGCCAAGAACGCTTGTATGAGGCAGTTGAATCAGCAGGAGGTCTGCCCAAAGATACTAGTGGTAAAAATATTAGCCAAAGTGAATTTGTAAAGAGGGGACAAAAGTCGGGAGGACTGCCTCTAAAAGTAATAGCCAGTCCCTACATCTCATTCATGAATAAAAAAATGGATGCTATGTTTACACAAGTGTTTGAGGATAACTTTGATGCTTTTATTAGTGGCATATTGACAGCAGGTTTTGGGGCGGGCACAGCCGCAATTCCAAAAGCTTTAAATAATACGCCTACTGAAGAGGAGATAAAAACTTCTCTAAAAAAAGAACTGCAGCCGGAAACCATTGGGGGATTAATGTTCCAAGGTTTCACAAACGCTTTTACCAGAACGAAACCTCCCGACGATACAGGTCAGGGAAGATGGGACCTCGCGCCAAGTACAAGCCCGGACTTGTTTGGGAATCTTTTTGACTCTAGGTTTGCAGAGCTGACAGACGCTGATAACAAAAACACGATTAACAGCAATATGATTGCCTCAGTTGTAGATAAGGCTATTGGTGGGGGCAAGGAATTGGTAGCGGCTGGTCCCGGTTTACAAATAGCTACGACTACTCCGGGAGGGGAAATGGATGCCGGCCGAGAGGAATCGTTTAAATCAGCGTCGGTTAGGTATAAAGAAGGTAAGAAAAAAGCTTCTGGTGGTTCTATAGCAGGAAGTGACACAGTACCCGCCCTTCTTACTCCCGGCGAGTTTGTCATCAATAAACAATCTGCTTCTAGAATTGGTCTTGGTAATCTCAATAGGATGAATCGTGGGCAAGTTAAAGGCTATGACCGTGGTGGCTTGGTCATGGGTGCCATGATGGGTGCTCCTATGGTTGGTGGACTGATTGGCGGCCCAAAGGGAGATGCTGTTAGTAGTGGTGCGATGGGTGGTGTTTTGGCTATGTCTATGCTTAGCGACAAAGCGAATATGGCTTCAAAAAGTTTTGTATTCATCGCTGGTGCAGCATACGCTGCTGCGGATTCTTATATCAAGGCGACGAACGAACTAGAAAAAATGCAGGCCCAAGAAAAAATGGATAAAGCAGGGGAGTCCATAGCCACAATCCTAGAAAAGTTTGGAAGCACGATAAGCCAGCATACTGATGAGCTTGAAGCAAATTTTCGAAGGATGAATGAAGCTGTTGCGAGTATGAATGAAGTTCAGCAAGGTTCTCAGGGAGTATTTCAGGCTCTCAGAGAAGCATTGGGAAGTAGTAATGCTCAGGCCATAAGACAAGAAAACGAGGTTGGCTTAAGTAACATTCTATTCGCTCAGTTGTCGGATTTCTTTACCGGCGGCAATGAAGAGGAAAAGCTGAGGATACGGGGCGAAGAGATGGCCACACGTCGAGAAGCCGAAACCGGTGCTCCAGCAAAGGCGCAAGCTGAAGATGTATTGAGGGCAAGATTTAGAGAACAAGCTCTTCAACAAATAGCACAGGGCCAAGACCCTATGAAGCAAACGACTGCAGATGTTGATTTTGCGCGAGCTAATACAGAACAATTGAAAGCGATAGCTGCTGGCGACGCAGCAATAATCGAAGAGCGAAAGAATATGATAGCCGCTGGGACATATTCTCAAGAGCAAATAAATGCCCGTATAGACCAAATGATTGAGAATAGGGTTAAAAAACTGGAGGAGGAAACAGACCGACTTGTTATTGCTGAAAACGCGGCTGGTGTATTCAACGATACGATTGATTTAATGGGCAAAAGATTTGCTGGAATAGCAGGCGTAGCCAAAAGAGTTGGTCAAGAGATGCAAGCTCTCAGCAGGACTATGAATTTACAGGTGGCCGCAGCTCAAGGTCAGGCTGGAGTAGACCTGAGTGGCAATGCCTTTAGCTCAGTTCTTGGTAATATGCAGGGCTTTACTCAGGCTGAAATTCAATCAACCATTGGTTCTGTGGGTACAACGATGGGTATGGGTCCCGGTTCTCCTACTGCTTTCAGTGAGCTCGCTAATGTTGTTAGCACTACATCCTCTCTTCAGGCAGCACTTCCTCAGCTAATCCAAGATGCTTTGGTTGTCTCGGGCGGTGCGCTGGGTGACGACTTTACCAATACTTTGGAAGATTCAATTCTTACTACCACAGGCGCAGACCCCAACGACCCATTCATTAAGGAAATGCTTGCTTCAATCACTAGCCAGTTGACGGTTGGTGCCGACCAACAGGGACAAGTTGGTCAAGCAGCTATTAATACCCTTGTAAACTCGGCGCTTGAGAACCTAAGTCAGCGAGCAGAGGCTGCCGGAAAAGCGATGGAGGAAATTGGTAAAGTTATTGATGAGCAGATGAAGGCCTTTGGCGAAGCAATCAATCAACAAACCGGCCTGATAATGGCCGCAAACGCAGCTCAAGAAAGAGTGAATCAAATATTATTCAGGCAGCAGCAACAAATGGCAGAGCTGACAGGTCAGCCATTAAACCTCGAACAAATGTTTGCTCCGTTTGAATCTCAGCTTCAGTCTCTAACCGGAGGCCTTACGGATGTTAATGAGATAACTAACCAAAGAGCTATATTAAAAGCACAAAGCGAATCGCTCCAGCAAGACCTTTCAACTCCGGGCAAGACGCCAGAAGAGCTCGCAAGACTAGGGGCAACGGCCGCTCAGGTAAACGCGCAACTCAACGAAACCCACGCAGCTCTGGAGTTGTTGGCCAGCGATACAACTAGACAAGCCGCTATTGTGCAAAAATTGAACAAGCTGAATGAGGCTCGCTCTGGGGCTAAGAATATACTTGAAGCCATTATGACCGGCGACCCACAAGAGTTGATGAAGTTTACTCGCGGTATGAATATGGTTGGTGCTCAGCAGTCTGGTATGCTTGATACATCTATGTTGAGTGGCGAAGACAGAGGGTTGATGTTGCAGATAGTCCGTAGTCTTCAGCCCCTTGCTGGTGCAGATGCCGGATTTGGTATTCCAGAAAACGCATTTAGTGATGCCAATCTGTTGGGCGCCATGGCCGGAGACTTTGGTCTTGGTGGGGGCCCATTAGCTAATGCCTTCTTGAATCTTGCAACCAGTAATCAAGGAGACTCCGCAAACGAGGTAGTACTTTTAGGACTACTGAGAGACATTAATGCAGAGCAGAGGGACGCGGCGGTTGCGCTGGCAGAGGAGGCAAAAAAAATACAAGAAGACCACGGGGAATATCTTAAACAAATGCCTACGGAAATGGCTAAGGCATTGGCTACACAGATTGAAAGGATTGTTAATGAAATAAATATCCAGCATGCGAGTCAAACAGCTGGTGTCACAGCTATCGGCGGCATGGGCGCCCCGGGAGTAGACCCGAATCTTCCTACTATGGTGGGCGGGCAGCTGCAGTACCCTCAGATGGCAGGTGGTTTTGGGCCTCAACAAGACCCGTTTGCTCCTAGGCCTGCTGGCTACACCTCCCCTCAACGTCCCGGTCATACTGGTGAATATGCTTGGGTAGAGCAAGATGGTAGTATTAACCCGCTAGACATGCAGAAGGATGGAACTGGAACTAGAACAAAACCAATATACCTTGCGATTCCTAGAGATGCTAATAATCTAGGTACGAACGAATATGGTATTACTCAGGATGGAAATATATACATAGGTTTGAATAAGGGTGGAGTTGGGGAGAAAGAAAAGGCGGGCTTCCTTGAAAAAATGCTGCTGAAGAAAAAGGGGTCTAGCCAAGAAATCTTGGAGAAACTTGCTGGAAAATCGGTTCCCGGAGTCGGCGACACAGATAAAGTTGCCGCCCTTCTTACTCCAGAAGAGTATGTTGTTAATAAACGGGCTTCTCTTAACAATAGGGAAATTCTAGAACAAATCAATGCTATGGGAGCCAGTAGAAAGTTTAGACTTGTTGCTGCTCGTCAAGGCGGAGCCATTGGATTGAATCAAGGTGGCAGTTGGGGCTCCCAAGGCGGTAGCGGGATAAACTATATGACTGCCGAGCAGGAGGAAGAACGTCGGGAGATTATGCATCGGCGGCAACATCCGGAACTCTATGAGGATGGCTACACAGATGCAGAAATAATCGGTGGTATTGCCGGGGTCGCCGGTGCCATCGGAGCTTACAAGGTTGGACCGCGACTGATAGGAGCAGGGGTTAGAAAGTTGCGGAACAAGCCTCCTCTTAAGGTAGAGAACTTAATAGGTTCGTTAAATGATGGCAGGTTTGCCGAGCTTACCAAGCAAGGACGCTTCGGTGGTTTTAAAGTTTCAGATAAAACCTTCCAACAACTCATGAACAATCAGGATTGGATGGGGAATCTCGACAACAAAGGAGTTTCGGAACTTGACAGGGTTCTGCAGAAAAGACCGCGTATCCGTCAAGGAGCATTTAAATTTACCGATGCCGGTGCTCAGATGCCAGCGGGTTCATCGACCGCACCAGCGACGGGGCCCGGAAGTACCAAACCGCCAACTGGACCACCTCCTAAGCCGACGGGAAAGCCTCTGCCATTACAAGGAAAGCCTCTTCCGTTACAGGGAGGAGCCGGAAGTACTGCTCCGCCAGCTAAGCCGGCACCTACGCCAAGGACAGTTCCAACTCGTCCTGCGACAGGGCCCGGAAGTACTGCTCCGCCAGCTAAGCCGGCACCTACGCCAAGGACAGTTCCAACTCGTCCTGCGACAGGAGCCGGAAGTACTGCTCCGCCAGCTAAGCCGGCACCTCCGGTAAAGCCGGCAACGCCGGTTCGTCCTGCGGCAGGGCCCGGAAGTACTGCTCCGCCAGCTAAGCCGGCACCGAAGGTAACGCCTAAACCGGCACCTCAGCCGGCAGCGCGACCAACGGCAAAACCCACGTCTGCGCCAAGACCGACCGTAGCTCCAATGACATCATCAGGCGCGGCAAGTAGCCTTGACGACACCCTCGCTGCCATGAAAGGCATGAATAGGAATCAGATTCTAGGCATTAATGGCAACTCCACCCCACAACAAATAAAAGCTGCATATCGCCGCATGTCGGTTAAGTTCCACCCAGACAAGTTTGGAGCATCAGACGAAGCCGCCAAAACCGCCGCTAAAATTCAGCAGCTTATCAACAACGCGAAAGCAACGGTGGATGCCAGAGGCCCCATAAGTGTTGCTGCTGAAGCTGAGGCAGCAGCCGCTGCGGCAGCTCCTAAACCATCGGCAGCGCCTAGGCCAACGCCGGGAACACCTAAGCCGGGAGCACCTAAGCCGGGAGCACCTAAGCCGGGAGCAACTAAGCCGGGAGCACCTAAGCCGGGAGCAGCGCCTAAGCCAGTGCCGACTCCTAAGCCAGTGCCGGGGTTGCCAGCCCCCAAGGTAGGATTAGGTAGCAAAATTTTAGCGAGGGCGGGAGCGACGCTGAGATTCGTTGGTAAGGCGGGCCCAATCATATCGTCAATCTTTGCGGGTTGGCAAGCATGGGACGCATACAATGAACATAGAACTGCAATAGACAAAGTGGCGGCAGACGCAGATGCTAAAAAGCTTGAGGGGCATTTTGGTTTTATTCCAGAAATTCATGAAGCGAGTATTCCCGGTGATACGACAACCCCTCAAGGCGGTCAACATCCGATGAATCCATATAATGATGCATCATTTAGACATTATATCGAACAGGCACTAATCCCTTATAAAGCAGGAACTGTAATCAAGGGTCTGCGTGCAGTGGGTTCGTTTGGGACAATGGGCATAACGGATGGGATGGACTTTCTTTACGGTCTGATGCCCGGCGAGGATTTGCGTGAGAATATACCCGGTGCAAAAACGGCCGTACAAATAACAAGCGCAAAACAATGGAAGGAAGTTTATGGGACAGAACCAGATGCAAAGCAGCTTGAAAGCATAAAAGCCGGAAAAGAGTTTTATGACCAACAAATGAAGGCGCAGTTCTTTGAGCAGGCGGCGCAAGGAATTGGAGAGGCTGCTAGTTTAGCAATAGACAATGCTGCCCGCTCTACTGATATGGAAGTTATTGCTGGTGGTATTGGGGAATGGGGGACAGCAACTTTTCCGAGCAGGTGGAAAGCGGGCGTATTTAATAAAAATTTTGAAGATTTATCTATTGCTGATATACACTCACAATATAGTAAGCCTAAAAATCCTGCTTTTGACTCGACTCTTAGTAACTTTGGGCTTAAAGATGGTAAGTGGGAGGGTTGGCAGCCTCCACAATGGGTAGCAGAGAAGCAATATGCTGAGCAATCGGATGAGCTAAAAACACTGATGGGTTATGCAGAAGGTGCTGCGGAAGCAATGAGGTATCAAGCTAGGTACTTGATGAAGAGTAAGGATGGCGGAAAAAGCGGGAGAGGAATGGGATTAGATAGTAAGCGGCTTGACTATGAAAAAATAACGCAGAAGCAAGCTGGTCTTATTGAGTTTTTTGAAGGGCTTAAAAGAGACAAAGCAGCAGCGATAGAAGAGAGGTTGACTACAGAAAAGGCCAAAGCGGTTGCAGAATTCCCAGATTACCCTCTAGCTGAGCCGAGCTGGGTATACAAGGCGTCGCAAAGTCAAGCGATGTATGATTATATTTCCCGAGGTGAGAGGTCGGGCAAGCCTGAGCGCAGCGATGGGCAACAAATGAGCAACATACCCTCTTGGTTTGTAGGCGACAATCCCGCAGATACTGCAGGAATAATTGAGCACCCGAAAACCGGAAATAAAATATATCCTTCAGATACTTTCTCTTATGGCGGTCAATTTCCTTGGAACTTTAGTAAGCAGCACTTCGGAGGAAGTTCGGAGGAAAAACTCTTATCCAAAGAAAATCGGGATGTCGTCGCGCCTACAGGGGGACACGCCTATGTTGACCAAGGCCAATTAATGCTCAAGGGGGTTCCTCAAAAAGGAGGAACAGTTAAAACTGGCGACCAAGCTCAACTTTATGTAGATGGGTCTGCGGCTGAGTATGGGGCAATGGAACTGATGAAGAAACTGAGTCCTCATCTTAAGTCCGTGGGCGTGTTAGGGGAAATTGAGAAGAGGCAGGGAGAGCGAGCAGCAAGGGCATCGCTAATGTTGCCGCACTCGGGAAAGGCTCCAAGAGATGACTCAAACCTTGAGTTGCGTATCCAAATGGCAAAATGGTTAATTGCACAGCACTTCGCGGGAGAGAGTAGTCCGTCAGAGGAACAGCTCCTTCCGTATAGTGAAAAAGGTCTAAGGGAACTAGAGAAAGACCTTAGACGCATAGATGACAGTGGAAGTACGCGAAACGGTGCCGTTAATAAGTCGGAGGCTTGGCAGGCATGGATTCAACGTCAGGCTAGAGCACCTGTCTATAAAAAAGGAGGGATTCTTGGTGGTCAGAAACACTCTGCTGGTGGAACTATAATAGAGGCGGAGCGAGGTGAGTTTGTTGTTAATGCCAATGCTACAAGTAAAAATAGAGGTTTGTTGGAGGCTTTAAATAACGGTGGCGTCGCCTTGCCAAAAATGGAAAACGGGGGAGTGGTAAACCCATTTGGTAGTCCGGAAATAGAATTAGGTCATGCTGATGTTCAAGCAGATATGCAAGCGCACTATAAAAGACTTAATGAAGAGGCAAAGGCAAGAGCGCAAAAAGAGAATGAAGCACATGATATTCAGTTGGGAATAGAGGCCGAGAGACGTAAAGCTGAAGAAAAAAGAATGAAGAGATTGAAGGAGAGGGCTGCGATAGAGAAGGCGAAAGCAGCAAAGCTACTCAGATTCAAGCAGGTTCGAGCTGGATACGCACAGGGTAGTGAAGAGGACAAGCAGGCGTTTATTCAAGGCGGGCCGGGTGCTCCAGTATTAGGTCCTGAAGGGGGATTACAAAGACATGGCCAAGTAATTGCTCAGCCCGGAAGCCCGCGTACACAACCCGACCCTAAATTCCGACTGCCTAGCGGAGAAGAGGTTCCTTTTTCTCAGCTGCCAAAACCAGCTCAGGAGTCTATTCGAAGAGGTTCTTCTCAGCTACAGCAAGTACAAGCACCTGCTGGAGGCGGTGGTGCTGGAGGCGGTGCTGCCGCTCCTACACAAGGGCCGCTCCGTTCTGAACTTTTACCACCGAGACAGACGGCCACCACACCGGGTGAGGCTGCCAGTTTCTACGCAAACCAACTCACAGGCGGCATGGGTGGTTTTAATAATATCGAAGGCGACCTATCACTTAGAGATAAACCTAAACGACCCGGTGGTGGGGTTCCTCCCGCTGAAGGTGGTTTTGGTAGAGGCGGTGCAGGAGCTGGTGGGGCTGGTGGAACAGGTGCAGACTTCGCAGCCTTCGCGCAAACAATGGAGGCAAGCGCAGTAACTCTTTCAACAATGTTTGAACAATTCAATGGCAATATGACCACAATAACAGAGGCAGCAAACATATTTGATGCCGCAGCTACCAAAATTCATGAGGCAGCTCAATCATTGGCCAGTCTACCAGAGAAATTTACACACGAACATGACGTATCAGTAAGCGTAAGTAACGACCAAGGTTTTGCTCAGGTATTAGGCAAGACAATAAAAGATGAGGTAGCAAAGGAAGTGTTTGACAGAATCAAAGGTCTCATACCGGAAACTGATGCGTTCGGTGAAAATACTGGTGTGGGCAACGCCTAATAGAATAGGAAATGAAACATGGGTGGATTTAATTTAACTCCCGAACAACTTGCAGACTTAGGCATAAGCAATAGCACGACTATGCAATATGGTAAATATACGTTTACCCCTGTTCCGCTTATTAGTCTGAATAAGGAAAATCAGAAAACTGGTGGCGGAGAGATTATTGGTACGCTGTACAATATGACCCTTCAGGGTACATTGACCCCTTTTCCGACTGGCGTTGGGGGTATATCCAGCATAAACGAACTGCAAGATGATTTTCTCGAAGCCTTTGCTGCCACTGGCGTAGGGTTAGAGCTTGTAATTAAATGTTCCGATACAGAAATCATAAAATGTAGACCTAGAATCAATTCGATTGATTTTGCAGAAGGTACTTGGGTTGATAGGTGCGACTACACTGTTAATCTAGAGTATGACGTCGATACAGCAATGGATGTCGCTGGAAGTGGTCTCAATGGCGAGAACATGATTTCAGACTTCAGTGAAAGCTGGGACATTCAAAAGGCCGACGAAAATTACTATAACATAACTTGGCTTGATGGAACCGAAGATGTTTATCCAGATTCTTTCATTGTAACCCACAATATATCTGCTGTTGGTAAGCCGGATTTCGTAGACGGACAACTTGTTCGCCCGGCATATAAAAATGCAAGCGGTTATATAAAACCATTATTAGGTTATAACCAATTTAGAGACGATGGAATAGGACTAGCCAACGGCGTTATTTGTCCTGAGCCCTCTGCAAGCGGCGGCATGGCCGTAATATTCAACCAGAACAGAACTGTGCAGATTGATAAGTCTGGTGGTTCTTATAATGTTACGGAAACTTGGACAGTATACCCAGAGGAGTCTTATGCCTCGGGCATCAATGCTTTTGGCGCTAAAGACGACTGGAACGCAGATGTTTCTCAGACAACTGATTCAAGCTTAGTTACCATATCCTTAGCAGGCACAATTACTGGGGCGGCTTCGGGTCAGCTATGCGATTATTCAAACGATAATAATAAATACGATAACGCCCAAAATTATTTTGAGTCTCTTGATTTGGAAAATGCTAGCTATGAGAGAGCTCGCTATTTTGGAGACAAGGTTGGTTCGTCTAGAGGTGTCAACAGAGTACCTACGAGCACTTCGATTGGGCACAACCCACGACAGGGTACCATTTCTTATTCTTATGTGTTTGACAACCGCCCTTCGGGATGTCTTGAAAACTCACTAAAGACAGAGATTACTCTTTCCGAGACAAACGCCCATGACGTTTTTGCGGAACTTACAGTGCTAGGTCGTGCTGCTGGCCCGATTCTTCAGGGCATGGGTACTGTTACATCCAGACAGAGAAGTATTGCATTAGACGCAACTATGCCTGTGGGCGAAATTAACTGTGAATGTTCTGGTGTAGTAGACACCGCACCCTCGGATGAGGCAAAGACTGTGATGGAACAGTATAGGCCCGACAATTGTGGCATAGAATGTTTGACAATTTTTAAGAATACAGATACAGAAAACTGGAACCCTACTACTGGAAAATACAGTAGGCAAATGGGATGGACTTACTCAACCTGCGAAGATTGCCCGTAAAGGAAAAAGATGCTAGGTGGACTATGTGGAAATGGTCTCTTCGGAGGCTCTGAAAGAGGTTTTGTTTCGCCTTCTGCGGGTGGCGGAGACTCTGACAATACGGTTCTTGGTCCCCCAATGGACGATTCCTTCATCGCTGACAGGGGAGAAGTCACGGGTCTCAACGGACAAGGTAAGCCTATTGACCAACATGGCGTTGAAGTAGTCCCATCTCCCGGTGGTAGCACTTTATTCTTGCCCAAATTTAATTGGAGAAGAGGCCAAGGCAACGGACTGCTTTCGACTCTAACCCAAGGAAATAAATCTTCTCAAGCAGCAGCTATTGCAAATCTTTCAACCGCCATACTCTGCCCCGGTGACGAACCCATTAAGCATACGACCTTCCTTGGTGCGTCCATTATGGACTTTTCTGTAAGTCTTGGTTATGGTGAACAAAGCAGTTCTCTAACAGTCAGATTAGCAGAAGACTTATGTGAGGGCGGGAGCAAAATATATTATCAGGGTCACAAGAATCTAAAGCTTGGCAATACCAGTACGCTAAGGGAAGTAAGTACAACAAAAGCAGATAAATTTGAGCCTCCTTCAGTTGGGTCTGCAGTCTATTTTAGAATGGGCAATTTTGAATTTACCGGAGTCTTTCAAAGTTTCACAAAGACTAGAAGCCCAAGTGGTAACCCTGTATATTCAGTAACCCTGATAGACCCAAGGGAATTATTAGCTGGTGTAAGTCTTATAATTGCCGATGAGTATAGTGACGCTGTTCTAACTCCAAACATAATCAATGTGTTTGCAATTATGGAGAAATACGGTGTTGAGTGTCCGACCACGGGAGGAGGGGCTTTTGGAGGTGCTGCCGCAACCGAAGAAGGTATGCCTTGGAACAATATTTACACGGGCTTAAACATATCTCAATCTGGTCTTTCTGCATTTACTGGAATAACCCCCAAGAGACCAAGAATGGGAGGGTGCGAATATCTAGTAGACCTTACCAATCTACCAGTTCCTCCTGTTGATTACAGAATGGGAGGAACATCTATTACGCTATTGGATGCAATATCTAGACTGTGTGAGGATGCTGGCTATGAATATTTCCTAGATTTAATTCCTGTGATTGTTGGGGGTGGAACTCTTCTTATATTAAAGGTTCGCTGTGTAGACAGGACTACCCAACCCAACCTTGATGCCATAGAAAACTTTATAGACGACCCAGATAATCAAGTTATGGAGAGCTCTAATGGTCTTGAATTTAGAAACGACGTAACCAGCGCAATGGTTATAGGTGGTAAAAAAACCAACCTGTTTGAATGCGAATGTCCGGGGGCTATGTCTAATTGTAACTTTGCTGGTATTCAGCCTTACTGGGGAGTAGACGACAATGAAAATCTTATCACTGGATGTAGGGTCTCTAAACCAACAGGTGGTTTTGAATATCAAATAAATGTTCCTACGAGTTCTCTAAACGAGACATTAGAGAAGATGATAAATTTCTCTACCTATACAATAACTGAATCAGAGATGAGAGCAGCTATGATGGGAGAGAAAAGTTGGACTGGATGGATTACAAACCAAAAAAACCACCCAATAAAGGTCTTATTCTTTGGAAACCAACCTCTTCAATACTACGCTTTTCAAGCTTTAGAGGGAGTTCTAAAAAAGGCTAAGCAACAAGGTTGGGGTGAGAACGGAGTAGCAATAAAACCACAACACTTTGTTCAGGCAAACAAAAGTGTTCAAAGTTATGTCAGCAAGCAGATAGCTAAAAATACAGGCAAGAAAGATTTAGAAGACTTGAGCAAGGTTTTCACATGGATATCTTCATTCGCTAAAAGATACGGTAAGGAATGGATTGTTCCTCTAGAGGGACTTTGTACTATTAACAACACAATTGATGGTGTGGCTAGGCAGAGTTTCCAACCAACAGACAAGGCTTGGTCTGATGCTCCTGCTCCCTTGGGTTTGAACGGAAGCCTTGCTCAGACTGTCTTTGGTGGAGATGATGCTGATGGTAGATATACTAGTTTTGTTAGGTTTAATCTGTTTGCCGGTGGTGCTTTCAATTCCAGCTTTGGGGGAGCCGGAGTTAATGCTGGGTCAAGAATAGATTTTAGCAAATTTACAAAAGGCGAATATTATGTTAATGGGAATAATCTCTGGTTGAAGGCTGGTAGCTCAAAAGAAATCGCCTATCTAGACAAGGCAAATATGCAAGGCCCCCACAGCATACTTAAGATTGGTAGCGCTGTTCAGGCAAAAATAGAGTCAGAGCAAGGTGTGAGCGATGCTTTTGCTGCGTTTATGAGAGTTATGAAAATAGCAGCTGGAAAAAACAGCGAAGAGATATCACAGCAGCTTAGGAGAGGGGTAGGTGCTAATCTGGTCAACATGGGAATGGCTCATGAGGCTATGTCGCCTGTGGCTGCAGCTGTTCCTATCCAATACGACGGCTTTACCTACGGCCCTTGGGAAACCAGCGGCGCAGTTGATGGAAAAACTAGAGTTGAGGTTAATGAAGAATTAACCCCTTGGAACTATGCTGGCTATGCTTTGTTGGCTGTTGCTGGGCAGGATTTAGCCGACCAACAAGTTACCAATATGCAATCAAGTGAGATGGGAAGCATTAAAGTTCCCGGTCTTCCAGATAAAATCAGAATTGGTTGGGAGCTTAACCAAGTAAGGTCAGACTTTGCTTTAGTAGAAAACAGAACCCCAAAGTCTATAACTATTCCCGGTGGTGGGCAAATCAACGGAGGAGCCTCCTTCTATTATATAGATGAGCCTACTATGAATAATAGTTATGGTCCGAACCTCACAGGAATACAGGTGACCGTAGCAGCAGGGGGGATAACGAGTCAATATAACTTTAGAACCTACACGCCTAAATATGCTCAATTTGCAAAGCTAAATGCTGAACGATTAAAGAAGATGGCAAGAGCAAGAATAGCAGCCAATAAAGACCAAAGAAAATTCAATCTTAAATCTCTTCAACTGCAAGGCAAAGGCTTTCGGGGTATGCCGGGCATGGATGGCTTTGGCGGAGGTGCTGCCGGAGCAGGTGGTGGGGGAGGAGGAGAAGCAGGAGGAGGACAACCAAAAGGCGCGCACCAGCAGGGTCAACAAGTAGGGAAAAATCAAGATGGGGCTGCTGGAGGAGGCATAGCTTTAACAGCAAGAGCTGTTAAGATGAAAACGCCAGATGGGAATACGGGTGTTTCCGTAGACATGGGTATTCTTCCGGGGTCGGAACTACAAAATACTTTGGATGAGAGCTACGGAGAGAAGGCAATTGTAGGCTTGGACTCTTTGTTTTATCCTGTCTCTCTTGGCGGAGACGGAGGGCTTCCCCCTTTAGCTTCTCCCGCTGGGAGCTGTATAAACTCCAAGTCAACTCCAGCTAGACCAAACGGTCCGTACAACGCAACTGAAGACAACGACAAGCAGCTTTTTGATGGCGACTATGATATTAATAACCTCTATCTTCAACCTTTCCAGAACCCAAGAGGGTTATCGTTTGCACAAATGCACCTTTCGGCAGGCGGTAAGGACAAAAGAGACAATATAAACGAAGGGCACAGCAATGACCTTGTGGCGAGGGGAGCAGACGCTCCGGAAACTACTCTGTATAGTGAAGCTGCCGAGTATGATAGTCAAAGCGAAGCATATTCTAATGACTATAGGTTCTTAGCCCTCAAAGGGCCTTTGATGCTTCATGGGTGGGGTTATGACCTTCAAGGAAAGCCTGTTCCTAATGAGGCTGATAGTTCGTCGGGAGCCGCCGCTGGAAGCTTTACTACTGGCAACCTTACTGACAAGTTTCTGCCCGGATTTTTGAGAGATACTCATACATGGCCAACAGCACCAATAGACCTTAGATACGACCGAGCAAGAGGTGTTTGGACAACCCCCCAACCTCCAAGGTTCATGAAAGTTCTTCTTGAATCAGAGGGTTCAGAAACAGAACTTGCCGTGGGAGCAGAAACACAAAAGCGCGGAAGTTCTGGTCTCACAACTAAAGAAGTAGGTGAATCTCCCGCAGCTTGGACTAAGGATGGAAGCTCTGGAGAAGACGATAGATATGTCATAGTAAAGAATGACGGCGCTGCAGCAATTCCTGTTGGAACGACCTTCAAGGTCTACTATGATGACTTCACTTGCAAGTGGCTACCCTTCGCAGTGACTTGTGCCGACGAGATTATTATTGCAACAATGGTAGATAACATGCTTCCTGATGCAAACGGCGAAGCTACGGTCATATGTCCTCCAGACAGGGAGGGTCAGAAGGTTCGGGTTATTAATTCGCTCAACCAACCAATTTCAGCGCACAAGCAAGTTATTTTGTGGAAAAAATGTGGGGATTGCGGGGTCAACTGTCCGTCAGCGGATGGGGAGGATGAAGACGGTGATGGCTCATATGACACGGGCACAGGGCTTCAAGGGGGGTGTTACAGGGTATTGCAGGCCGAGTTTTGTCCGTTGAATGTTGTTACCTCTGTTTATGTTGAAGAGAGATATGAACAACTAAATTTAGGAACCGCGTCGCCCGGGACTGGGGGGACAGTGTCAAGTAATCTTAAATCAGGAGGGGGTACGGAAGGAGATGGAGCCTGTAACGATGCGGGTGATGTGAAGAAGGAAGATATAAATGATATTGAGTTCTGTAACAAGAAGATAGTCGTCAAGGTTTGGGTAGATGAGTATGCTCAGGTATGTGAGACTCCAGTTGTTACTAGTACATGTGGCGGCCCCGGTCCTGGCCCCGGTGGTCCCGGCCCCGGCCCCGGTGGTCCCGGCCCCGGCCCCGGCCCAGAAGGCCCCGGTCCTCGGGGTGGTGGTTGCGAAGACGACGAGCCATATTGTGGAGGAGAAGAGGCTTGTTGTAGATATACCGAGGATGGTGTTGAAAAAACAGTTTCTATTGACGACCAAGACCCTTGTGAGACGGCGGACACAGGCAAGGACCACGTCAGTTCATTCAGGTGTCTAGCGGCTAAGGAAGATAATGTATGGTGCTCCAACGACGGGAAGCAAACCTTGACTACAGACACGCCGGAGGACGAGGACGCGGCGAACTGGAATTTAGTGGGTAAGGGGCTTGGCGGAGAGCTCTCTAACTGTAGTCTTTTTGAAGAATGTCTATGGGAAAACAATAGAGGAGAAACTAAAAGCGCTAAATCATACTGTTCTGAAGCGAATAATGCTAACGACGGAAGGTGTGCTGGTGGTCCCTGTTTCGAGTGCAAATGTTGTGATTTGAGTAATACCGATTGGGTTGCTATTAATAATGAGCAGGACGGCCTACCCACCGGCGAAGCCTGTTGCGAATTGGTTCCTATAAATAAAGAGTTTACAGAAGATGATTGCGAGAGGGTTATGGGCGGTGATGTAGTCCGTTGTCCAGTTGGCGACTATATAGATTGCGATGGTGCTGATGATAAAGATGATGTGACTGGTAAGTGCTGTGTTGACGCCCACCATGAGGCTTTGGAATACGATGGGGATTGTCGGCCCATATGTGCGGACGATGATAACTTTAACGACCCAAATTGTCGAAGATTAGCAGACTGTATTGAAGGGGGTGGAAAGGCCGGTCTTTGTGGTGACTGCCCAGAAGATGAAGAAGACGACCCAACTGACGACCCAGACGACCCGGCAGAATATGGGTGCATTACCACCTATAAAGGAGGTCATAAAGACTCCCTTTGGCCGGGTCCAATTCCCGGGGCAGATATATGTGGTCCGGGTACGAATGATATATTGTGTGACGGTCTATGGGACTTTAATGATTTAGACTATTGGGAGGGAGAGGCCAATATTGAGATGGGGATGGGGTATAACCGGTTCCCTAGTGATTGTGACGAATGTGTTTGTTGTGAAGCCTCCGATGGAACAATCTGGCCGAGCCACTGGTTTTCGAATTTTCCGGAGGATTGTACCGGATTCGAAGTTGGTCACCACAACGAAACGCCAGTCCCAGTTCCTAACTCTCTTGGTGGTAAGGTTATTTGGTGTCCAAACAATGACCCTGATGTCAAAGGTGGTGAAATGCCAGAATGTGGCTGGTGTTGTTTGGAACATGAAACTGGCAAGCTTACTCCTATAGGGGGCGAAGGCGGCGTCCAAGCATCCGCCTGTGCTGAATTTGGATTCGGAAGTATTGTGTCTTGTGATAGAGACGCCGTAATAGAGGGTAATAGGGCCGGTCAAGCTGAAGCCTACACAGACGATGACGATGATGGATTTATACCGACCGATGAGGATGAGCCTTTTGATAACTCTGGAAGCGATGCTAGTTTAGGGGGAGGAGAAGTGGGAGGTGGAGGTATAGTAGAACCCCGTCCTGACTCTGGGGATAAAGCTGGGCTTGAACCCGACGGAAGTACTCATGAAGATAATAGAGCATCTTCTGGCAAAAGTCCACCAACTACTACAGCAGGTTATTCGAGTGGTTCTACTGGTAGTAGCAACCCATGTGACTTGTCCAGCCTTATGTCTGGTTCTACTTCGTCCGACAATGTAACGCTTAAGGTATGTACGGTTGTTCCGGATGGCGCGATAACAACGGGGAGCTGTGCCACTCAATATCCAGATGTTTCGATGGCATCCTTTAAGATAAGCTCTTGTGCTGATTATAAATTTAATATGGAGTTTGAACATGTTCAATATCCATTGTTATGGATTGACGTATGCGAAAGAACTATATATCTTCAGACTGCCTTTAGTAATCCTATCTGTGGAATTCAGAGAAGAGCTGACATTGCTTCGTTGTACGAGCACTCAACCAAGAATTCATTGGGGCTGCAGATGCCAGTATTTAATGCACCTTATCATCCCAACGTTGAGAAACAATTTGGTTTTCCCAACGGTTTCACGAGCAAAATCCAAACCGGAACTTATGAGCACGATAAACAGTATGAGGCAAATGCTCCAGAGCCAGCCATATCGTTTAAAGAAGGAACGGCCTATGACGATAGTATCTTTAGCTGGGAAGCATGTTATCGTGGGCTCTATCAAGGCACTGGTGGAACGACGTCTCCCGGTGAGACATTGAAATCCCCGTCTACAATTTCTTCCGGTAAAGACGGCAATACTGCAAACTGGGGCATAACCAAGCCCCCAGATTCAACGCCTCCCCAGAGTTCTTATACAACATAAAAATGAACATAGAGTTCCAGAATGACCAGACAAGGAAATAGAATGAAGTGGGCCACCGGAGTCACTGTTGCTCCTAGGAAAAATCCTACTTTTGACAAGTGTTATCAAAGTTTTTTAGACTCTGGATTTAAGCCCCATATTTTTAAAGAACCGGGTGTGTCTATACACCCAGATTTTTTAATAAACGGCCTTACAGAGCGAATGTACACCCTTGGAGCGTGGAAGAACTGGCTTCTTGGACTTAGGGAGCTGCGTACTTCTAAGCCTGATGCAGATATTTATGGTATGTTTCAAGATGACGCATTGTTTTGCAAGAATGTTAAGCCATACTTAGAAAAGGTTTTATGGCCTTCTTCCGATACTTCTGTTGTTTCTATATATACTCCAAGGCCCTATGCAAGCAATAATAAGTGGAGTCATGGTATGTTGCCTCTTTGGGGAGCTGTGGCATACTTTTTTTTACCCGAAACCTTGGATTCTTTGCTCAACCACCCTATAATAAGAAGAACACAACCACACGATGGTGATAAACTGATAGACGTAAGGGTTGGAGAATGGTCTGATGCCATTAATAAGGCGGTCATTTTTCACAATCCATCTCTTGTACAACACATCGGCGAGTTCTCTACTATATGGGACGGAGATGTTCCTGCTGAAGATGACAGGGCTGCATTTGAGTTTGTTGGAGAAAATTTTGATGCGTTGCAACTTTTAGATGGTGTATACACTTATTAGGTAGTTAATGCTAAAAAAATGGAGAACCCTATGAAAGATATTTGGAAGGCTGTAGCGGCCAGCTCCGTAAGCTGCGTAATATTAATGGTCGGCTTTTGGATTGTTCAAGCTAGAGGCTACGTGACCAGACCAGAGGTCTCAGATATGATTCAAACCGAATCCCCTTACTTGGTGGATAAGCGACTTGTATTACAAAATATAAATGATATGAAGAACGTCCTTCAAAAAAATACTGACGTAATCGCTCAATTAAATTTAGAAATAGCTAGGTTAAGAACAGAGTTAGATAGGTTGCCCGAATAAGATGAGAATTCCAAAGAAGTACAAGGAAAAACTTAAAAAGAATCAGGAAAAGAAGATGAAAAAAAAGGATGAAGAACTAAAAGAACCAAGTCTGGTAAAAAAAGTCAAGAAATTTTCTGTTGAGGCTATAAAACATGCCGCAAAAGGAAACCCTACCTGTACGCAAGAACAGATAGACGCAAGACTAAAAATATGCAAGGGTTGCAAGTGGTTCAGGAGCGAGAGATGCTTAAAGTGTGGTTGCGCATGCAATAACAACAAGAAGTATTTAAACAAACTTGCTTGGGCTGACCAGTCTTGTCCTGTGGGCAAATGGGGTCCTATAGAAGATGAGTGAGGGGCGGGTTAGCGGAAGAAAACCCTTAGAGCACGCCACGCTGTATTCTGCGCTCGCCTCTCTATTTTTACCACTGGTATTTTTCTATCACAGCTCTTTCTAGAATCACCTTAAGAATCTGGGCTTCTCCCAGCGATAGGGTATGCTTGACCTCAGAAAGAACTCCGCTTTTAGTTTTTCTAGCCAAGCGGATATAGTAACCTTTACCATCAACCTTCTTAAAACTAAACGTAGTACTACCCTTGCTGTTCTGGTGGTATATGCCAGAGAACTTTCCTCCGGTTTGTCCGGCTTCTTCCTTTTCATTATTAAGGACGGCCAGAACTTCCCCGACATCAGTTTCTCCAAGTTTTAGAGTTACAGACTTGCTGTCTTCCTTCTGACTCCAAGCAAAAGAAGCATTTCCATTGTTGTCGGTGCCAGTCTGAGGCGATGCCACCCAAAAAAGCTGCACATCCCTTACTGTGAAGGGGCCGTTAGCTCCAGTTCTTTCATCTTCGACAACTTTCATTTCAAGCCGACTAGCAGCACCAGAGCCACTCTTATTCGGTTTGTATACCCTCCACTGAGTCTTTTTACGATTCGTTTGCATCGAAACCTTCCCTCCAACTTGTAATGTAACCCTTAACCGCCTCAGGAATTTGTTCCATATTCTGCTGGTAGTGAGAAAGGGTCTGGATTAGATTTGAGGCCTGTTGATGTCTCAGGTCTCTGATTGTTTTGCAGCTTGGGAACTGAGACCTGACAAACTCTTCAACATTGATATCAAGTCCTCTACCAACCGACTTACACATCACGTCGATAAACGATATTTGATTGTCTGTGATATTTTCAGAGTAGTCTTGCTCTTCGTTGTTTGCGTTTTCAGATAATTCTTCTGCCGCAACAACCTTTCTTAGCTGTAGCAGTCTTCTTAAAGCTCTGCCTTCAGCCCTAGTTTCTGCCATAGCCACAGGAAACTTACTGTATGGCATGTCGGTATTCTTATGCCAAGCATCGCCTGAGCCACAAGCTGTTCTGTGGTGCAGGTTATCTTCCCAGTTCACGACAACTGTTACGGAGCATGTCACAGTGGCCCTACCTTGATTTTTCTTATTGGGAACTTGCACTATTTCAGATTTCATATCTATAATTGGCCCAAGCACAGATTCTGTGACTCTACGCAACCCATCTACAGTTGGGTTTCCATCCATGAGCTCATCATACTCAAACTTACTCATGATGTAGTCACTCCATTCTGGGTCACAGATTGACGGAGTTCTGTATTCTCCTACTTCCTCACTAACGAGCACTTCTTCAGCTGACTCAACAGCCTCTATGCTTTCATCTTCTTTGGTTTTCTCGAAGTCTCCGTCTCCGTCTTCTCCCCCAAAGTCAATGTCGTCAATAGCAGCCAAAGTCTTTTGTTCTTCAAGCATTTTTACAAGCTCAAATTTTCCTTTGATTGATTTGACTTCGCCCTCGTCGAGGCCGTATTCCTCAACGAGTTCTTTTCTAATTTGCGCAACCTTAACATCAGCATAATCTGCAACTGCCATTTTATTCACCTATTAAAATTAATCTTTCATTCTTACTTGGAAATTTTCTTTTTAATTTGTCAAGCTCATTCTTCAGCGAGACAAGCGTTTCTCTTTTATATTTTTCAGAGAGTCCTTTGGTATGTTTTATTCTAATCAGAATTAGGCCGCTAGACAACACCAAACCTGATTTTTGTCGGTCACTTTTTTGAGTTTTTTCAAGTGCTTCTTGACCCCAAACTGGAAGAAAATGAGATGGGCCGTCAATTTCTATGGCTACAGACAGCTCTGGAACAAACATATCTATTTCAAGTCTTTCATTTAACAACATATGTTTCTTATGAAAGTCAACCCTATATCCTTCTTCTACAAGCTGTTCTAGGATATACTTCTCAAGCTTTGAACCCTCTTTACTTGCCTTCCTAATTGCTTGGGCGGATAATTTGTGAAGCTCTCTCTTCTGTTCTTCTGTCATTCCATCCCATTGCTTTTTTGAAATTTCAGACCTTCTATCTCGTTCTTTTTGCTCCATTGTCTGCCACTTCTCGTACACAGAATTGCTAATCTTTTCCCTAGTCTCAGCAGAGTGTTTCTTGCCCTTAGTGGGATGTCTGTGTCTACCAGATTTCAGAGCTTGACTTTGAGCCTCAGACTTGCTTCTAGGTGTTATTCCCACAGATATTGCAGCTCGGCGTATTTTATTTGGGTATGTACCAAACTCTTCAGCAATGCTAGCAAAACTTCTTTTGTTTACTAGGTATTCCCTTACAAAATATTCTTTACTTAGAGAGTCCATTTGTTATAACCTCCATTAGTGTTTTTGGGTTAAAGTCCGGCATTACAAAAGACGGTTCCTTCCAGCACTCTTTTATAATCATATAGTGTCTATTGGTTCTAGCTATTAGTTCTATGTCTTCATTGTTATAGATATCAGAGAGTTGTTTGTGATTAAATTGTCCTAGTCTTAACCATTCTAGGTCCCATACATAAAAATACTTTTTTGTTGGGCCACATGAGTCTATTAAGACCCTTGCTGTTTCTAAGTCTGTCGCTATTACCGGGGCATCATATCCCCATATATCAGCTTCTGGCATAGTAGAGAATAAAGGCATGATAGGAGGAACCACATGCTCCCTAGCAAACACGATAATATCTGTATTTATGACATTTTCTGCTATTTTATTTACTGCTTTTGTTACATAGTAACCCAACTGCGAGTTATCTATTTTCTTTAGTAATATTCCTGCTTTTATCATAAGTAGTTCTTTATAACATCTAAGGATTCTTTTGAAAATTCATCGTAGCCAAGCTTCCCATAAAGCTCTGAGACCCGATGAAAGTAGGTGTAGTTTGATAAAATATAGTCATAACATTTGGAGGCATGCTTTTTTGAAAACTCTTCTTTGTAAAGTAGGGTTCTCAAGTAGTTCATAAAATCTTCTAAGTTCGCTGGAATTGGCATGTACTCTGATTCTATGAAACAATTTGTAGCTGATAGGCAAGGTACTTTCATAGCCATAGCATTGCAAATCATGTCTGCGTTCCCAGATAAATCAGCAAACACACCGCAAGAAGATATCGCGCTAGGAAGTTTCTTTGGGTCTATCGTTCCTATGTAGTTTTGGTGATGTACTCTGTCCCTTAAGCTAAGTATCTTCATATTGAATTGGTGCATAGAGTTCATAATCTCATTTAGTTTTTCTTCTAAAATTAGAACTTCTGTGGCATATTTTTCCTTGTGTTTCGCAGAGCTATGGTTGAAGTCTACGATATTTGCTGACGGAACCAGCTTCATGCTTTGACTTGAATCGTCTATTTCTTTATCGCAGACTAAGTCAACTCTGAACTCCGGATTGAAGTCTGTTCCAAAGACAACCACCTTAGCATTCTTGTAGTCATTGGTCGCGTTGTTTATTGCTTTGCTTAAGTCCTTATCGAGACAAACAAGTATGTCAGGAGAGTATTCGTAGAACATGTCCCAAGCGGGCTTTTCTTTCTCATTCCATATTAATATGCCTTCGTTTACAGAAGCTAATGATGAGCATATTCCACTAAATTCCGAGCTAGGACTACCGTCCAAGGACAGCTTACAAACTATATTTTTCTTCATAATATTTCTCTTGCCACAGAAAGGTCTTTTGATGAGTCCACGTCAGTAATCTTCATACCATTAGGAGAGACAGACTTAAACAACCCTCCCTTGCCTATAACTTCGTTTATAGCCTCAAACCCAAAGTAATGAGACTTGTCTTTATCGCAAGCTACTTTTTTAAACAATCTAAGTTCTTCTCCTATGAGGAAGGCTATTTGGGCCCACTTATTATCAATATCAGGGAGCATTTGCTCAATGTAGTGATTTGATATATTGCATCCTACTTCATCCTCATTCATCGTGTGAGAACTATCAACAACCAAACATGATGCATCTAGTTTAAGATTTTTTATTGTCTCTGGGTTAAAGACCAAATCGCCATACAGAATCATTACCTTGTCACAGGTACTTGCTCTCAACCCCATAGATATACTTCTTAATACATTTGTGTTTTCATAATTCTCATTCTCAACCTTTATTATGTCTTCTGGGGTGTTTCGCATAAGCCTTTCAGCTTCAAACCCACAAACTAATATTATCTCATGGTTTACAAAATTGTCTTTAATTATTTCCAACTGATTTTGTATGATTGTCTTTTGTGTTGTTATCTTGATAAGAGACTTAGGTCCATAAGACCTCATTCTCCTACCCATTCCTGCGGCAGGTATTATTATACTGCACTTCTCAGACTTCCTGCCTGTAATATTAGTAGTATTCTTTATTTTCAAAATCTAAGCACTCAAATACTGTAGGTCGTTAGACAAATCCATGTCAACCTTCTTTAGACGAAATCCTAAGATTGAAGCATGCACAATTATCCCTTTTGAAGAGAGTCTCAACAAAAGATTATGATTATATAAACTGTTTAAATTCTCATCCATAGGGAACTGCTCACACATAGAAGCTCTAACAAATATTGGAAAAGAGCCTAATAGATTAGGAAAAGTTTCTACGTCATGAGGTGGTAAAAAGATTTGACTGAAGATTTCTTCCTTCTCCATTACATAGCAGTCAAAGTACATGCCAGCAATAAGTTTATCAAAAGACATTCTTCCAGCAACTTGTTTTAGTAGTGATGAACCCTCGAAAACATCTCCGTCTCTCATGAAACAGTAAATATCTTCCTTCTTTTCCATCGAGTTAAACATTTTGCACGGGGCTTCACTCGGGTCTAAATAAATTTTATAACTCTCGTAGCTTTGATTTTTTATGCTTTCGACAGTTTTCTGCTTTTGCAAGTTATCGGTGCCAGATATTATAATCCCTATAGAGGGAAGTTCGGGCAAATCTTGCTTATTGGTATTATGTTCTCCAGACATTCATCTTCCTCTATCTTTTCTTCTAGGTCTTTTTCTTTGTTTCCGTTATAGTATCTGTATACATTACTTAGCATAACCATACCATTGCCGTCTTCATTAGGTGCTATCACTGCAAACTGGATAAGGTCCTCAGTTATAGCTTTATTTATTTGCTCAAACGTATCGTCAGGAACTTCAAAGCCAGCATAGAACACTGCAAAGTAAGGTTTTGGTTCTGTTGATACAATTATATCTAAAGCTTCTCTGTCTGTAACGAATGCTTCTAAAAGATTTTGAATCCTCCAAGGAATATTTTTACAGTTTGAGCCCATTGTTCCTGCTAGTTCCCTTGGTCCGTATTTGCAGTTTGGTTTCCTTGCAAGAACTATGTATACAGGGGGAATCTTTTGAGAGACTAAAGACTTTATTGTTTTCTTAATTTCTTCTTTGTTGTCGCTGGCGAAAACTATTGCTTGATATTTTATTTTCATTTCCTCTCTAGCAACTTCTTCCCACTTCTCCTCGGAGACATCGTTATCGTCTACCCATTTTTGATTCCTGCACATCATGCAGTATCTTCCCTGTATCATGAAGAACTTTTTATCTCCTCCTTCTTCTTCGCAATCAAAGGCACATTCAAGTTCTTTATATTTATCAAGCCTGCCAACGCTACAGCCTGTTTGATTGTCTTTGTCCCATTCAGCAAAGACGCAGTCTCTACAGAGAGTTTTAACCATTTGGGACTCCTCTTTCTGCTATGACACTGTAGTTAATATCTGACATTGTTTTGCTAGTCACATGCATTCCTGATTTAGTGAGTGTTTTAGCGACTTCATAGACATTACTGATGGAGTGTCTCTTATTGTATACTAACTCTGATACGTTTCCTGTATTTATGGCTCCGTTTGTAATTTGTCTACCAACCTGATTAAGGTCTATTCCAGATATTACTATTTTACCTCCGTACCGTACCTTTTTGATTATCTCGCTAAAGAAATCTTTCCTTTGCGACAAATAGTCTAAGCATTCGCCCACAAGAATCTCTTCGCATGAAGCGTCGTCAATATCCACTATACTGCTGATATCAACATACTCATAACCATCTTCGCTCCCGTCAATAATTCCGGGTAAATATAAAGCTATCCTCATTTTTACATCCTCGTATATGTTAAGCTGCAAGACTCTTGAAGTATATTATTCCAAGATTCGCAAAAAGAATTGTCATTTTTTGGTACCACGTAGCCCAGTTTGCCCCAAGCGTCCCTGCTATCTTCGCCAGAGAAAACATTTATGTCTCCCTCAAAGGATTGCAAGGTCATCCATTCCTGATGGTTTTGATTTATATATTCCTGAGCGGGGGTTTGATGTTCTAGTAGAATCAGAGGCATATGAAAAACATTGCAAATATTCTTAAAAAATTGAAAGAATCCTCTGTTGCTACATATCGCTAAGTCTAGGTCTAATCTAACCGGCCAATCTTCTCCCGTTACAATATAACAATTTTCAGGTTTTTGTAAATCTTCGGGCCAAGTTTTTCCATTAACAGTAGACCATATATATATGTTGTTGCCTGTTCCTGCAAGGTTTAAGATGTATTCAATGTCATCTCCTAGAAGCATTAGTATATTATAAGGCTCGTCTTTCTTTTTTGTAGCTATTCTGATTATTGTTTTCATTGCTGTCATTTCAAAAGCTCCTTAATTGTATTTGCAACCTGCTCATGCGAATATTGGGCCGAACTCTTGATACACTTTTCAGATTTTTTCTTGAACTCTTTTTTGTTTTCAAACGCCTCTCGCATAGAAGACATCATGTTAGAAACACTTACATGTCTCCATCGTTCTCTGGCGGTATATATGTCTGACAGAGGAGCGTCTCTGGTCATACATGGCTGAGAAGTGGACTCTACTATCCAGCCATTTTCTTTATTGACATACTCGGTCATACCTGTGTTAGAAGGAACTATGCAAGGGTTGCCCATCGCCATTGCATCGAAGGTTGGCATAGACCAAGATTCTCCGTGTGAAGGCATTACGAAACAGTCGCATGTGTTGTGCATGGCCATGAGGTGGTCTTCTGGCAACATGTCGGTTATGACTATGTCTTGCTTATAACTCTCTGTGTTTGGAAATATTCTAAGTCTAGACTTGGTATTGAGTATCTTTTTGTTTATTTCTTGGGAAAGTTGCTGTGGGTTATAACCTGTCTTGTTCGTCTTTATCACAAGCTTAACTTGTTCGTAGGGCTCGAACTCACAATGAAAAGCAGTTATTAAAGCTGTCAGATTTTTTCTTTGGACATACTCGCCGACAAAATAGAAGACGAAATCATCATGGTTTACATGGGGTATGTGTAGTTTACCGTAATCCTTCTTGTACTTTTCTATGTCGCAAGGTATAGGTACAACTTTTACCTTATCTGGGTTCATCCCACTTTCTAATAAAGATAGTCTGTTGGCTGTACTGGGAACCCATACTTCATCCATGAGTTTCATATGGCCTAGCCAAGATGTATGTTCTAGTGAGCTGGTTTCTAAATGGCAAAGCAAGACATTCTTGCAACCCCCATGATAATGTGAGAAATGAGGAAGGCAATTTTGGATAATAGTGTCATATTCTCTAAAATCGTTGAATTCATATTCTAGAAGGTCTTCGTCTAGCTCACAGAAAGAACTTCCCATGTAAATAGGTCGAATGGCCAACTCACAAGATTTAGCTATAGACTTAGCATACTCTTTTGCGGCGTTGCCCCATCCGTCGGCCTGTCTATAGGGAGCTATGAATAAACTTTTTGTCATCTGTTTCTCCTAGCGTGGGCGAAGTGTATGTAGTCAGGAACTTCCATTTGAGTTTGACCACACCTTGCAGACTCACAATTGTTTATGTTTTCGCATGTTACCTTAAGTATATTCATAAGTTTTTTTCTATCAAAAGGTCTCCAGCCCCTTCCGTCGAACCGAGCTTTATTGTTCAAGTCCTCTATATATTCTGTTTTTCTAAATATATTTTCTCTTTCTGGGCCCATTGTCTGGAGTATTGCCTGTTGAACAAACTGTGAATTTCCAAGTTCTTCAGGCACATCGAAATTAGATGGGGCGAACCTAGGAGGGGAATCCCACTTGTTTTGAACCCCTTTAAACTCGACGGCGTCAAAGTAGTCTTCCCATATTTTAGCGGTTTTATCCCAAGTGTAATGCTCAAGCACACCCTGTCTAGCAAGCATTCCTTTTCTCTGCCTAACAGGTTGAGGAGATGACAAGAAGGGAATCAGGCTTGCTACTAAGTCTTCGTTGTCAGGCATGGCTCTGTACGCACCTGTTTCAAGCTCCCTAAAAAGTCTTTTAACCTTTATTGGATAGCCACCAATCTTTCTAACAACATCCTCCATTGCACTGTAGTCAACTGACATCACAGGGACACCACAAGCAGCAGCTTCTACTTGAGGCATTCCAAACCCTTCGCATATAGAGTACTGAACATAGACATCAAAAAGATTGAATATATCAGCCAGTTGTTCATCAGTGATACCATGAGACACGCTAGGAAAAATAGCGGTGTATTCTTTCGTAAATGGGGAGATTGCCTGTGCCCCATGAAAGAAGGAAGGAAAGCACTGGCCAGTTTTTTTGCACAAGTAGGTGAACAGCACCTTGTTGCCCAGACCAAACTCCTTTAGCAGCGTTGGGAAATCCCATCCTACATCTGGGTAGCTGGTGTGACAGTAAAGGAATGTTTTCTTGGCTAGTTCTGTTTTGCCTTGTCTTTCACATTCATCTAGATATTCCCTAAACGCAGCAAATAAGTCAGGATAAAGCTTACGCTTTTGGTTTCTCATAACCGTTCCTATGACCTTAACATCCTCTTGGAGGCCCATAGAGGACTTGTGGGCTGTTTTGTTCTTGGTAGGTTTAAATATATCTATATCTACACCCGGAGGAGCACAGCCATTTAAATTGAGTTTGCCAACCCCTTCTTTTTTCAAAACATCATGACTCCAATCAGAATAAGTGAATATTCCGTCTGCCCGAGAAAAGACCTCAAGCCATTCGGGTCGTTGTGGGGCAGAGTCTACTGTTGGCATTATAGACCAGTGAAAGTAATCCTTCAGCGGGGAGTTCGCTTGATAGCTTAACATCCAGAAGTCTCTTATATCCCAAACAATACTCGGCTTGAAGTCTAATAGAATTCTTTCAAATCTCCACTCTCCAAATTGGTTTGATGGATTTTTTTGGTATTCAGGGAATCTTGGGTCTTGTTCTTTAACAGCGTTGGCGTAATAGTCCCAAGGTATGTTATTGGCTCTAGTATCATCTACAGAACCGTAAGTCGCAAATTCCGCAATTTCGTATTTGTCTGTATCGTAAAGGCGGCTTATTACTTCTCTGCCGTATTTTCCATATCCGCTACATAAAAAGGATGCCTCGTTACAGAACAGAATTCTTTTTTTGTCAGTCATTAATCGCCTCTTTTATTTTATTTATAGCTGACTTAAATTTTTCATTAGCCCATCCTCTAGAGCGACTAAAGTTTTCTCCGATTTCCTTCATTGTGTAACCCCTTGAGCGCATTTTTAAAACTTCCTTTTCTATAGCATTAAGGGTGTCGGGCTGGACATCTTGGATATTGTCAGGAGGTTTTCGCCTATCCAGAAAACTATCAACATCTACCCCTAGGTCGGCAAATCTAACAGGTTGTATTTTACTGTTAAAAACTATGCCTCTTATTATTTCCCATCTTATATAGTACCAAGCTATAGTAGATAGCGCTCCCTTTTTAGGCTCATGTTTTTTTATAGCTTTCCACAAGCCTATTCTGCCAGATTGTACGTATTCTTCGAACTCTAAAGAATTTTTTGGTTTGAAGGACTTGGCGAGCGAAACAACTAATCCTGTGTTTTCCAGTATCAACTGTTGCTCACTGTCTGGTCGGTCAGTCTCTTTCATATTTTAGAATGCTGCCTCAGGCTGCAACTGTTTTGCTTCTTCGCCTTCTTGTTTCTCTTCTTTCTTTTTGTTTGCTCTGGGTGGAAACTCAAAATTGCTCACTCGAACCTTTTCTCTTGAACGTTTGTTGCCATCCTTGTCTTCCCACCTTTCGTTCTTGAGAGAGCCATGAATGATAATATTGTCTCCTTTGTCAAACCACTTGACTATTGTTTCTGCTCCGCTATCCCAAGCTTCACAGTTTACAAAAGTAGTTTCTTCGTCTGAAGTACCATCCTTCTTTTTGAATCTTCTGGATGATGCTACTACAAAGTTTACTACTGTTGTGGTCTTCTCACCGCTTGGAATCTTTTTAAGCTCAGGGGTCTTGGTTAAGGTACCACTAATATGTACAATATTCATCTTTTGCTTTCATTAAAGTTCAATTTATTTACATAATATATCGTTGTTGCATTGTTCAGGCAAGTATAAAGTTATATCTGCCAGACTTTCTTAATCATAAAACTATCCTTATTTTTATCTAGTTCTCCATTAATCATTACTGTATTTCCTTCAAGCATTAAGTCCTTGTATTCTTCCCAAGCGTCTGAGAATATTACGCAGTCAACAGAGCAGCTGTAGTCGCTTACTGTAGCGAAGGCCATCTTGTTGCCTCTATTTTTGCCATTTTTTATTTGCACCTCTCTCAAGCTGTCTACCTGCACGGCGACAAGAGGATAGTCCTTAATTGCCTTATTAATTATGTCTTTACAAATAGCATTTGCAGAACTCGTATCACAAGCCTCTACCTTACTACAGGTGAGAGGTATGCCTAAGAGGTTCTCTTCTTTTCCTGCTACCCATTCTGGCATATCCTCTAGTTTGTATGGAGGGTTTTCCAAGGAAAGAATCATTTCCTTAACAACTTCAAGTCTCTTCTTGTTCGCTACTGCCCCCTTCTTTCCGGGAGGCAATTCTACGGCCATCTTTAGTATTTCTAGGAACTCTTTGCTTGAGATATCAGAATCTTGTAGCATTAGATTTTGTATCCAAGACTTTTCTTTATTTGTTAGTTTTTGATATATCTCGTATTCATAAATCATTCTCGTTCTATTCGAGCTCATATAAGAAGCCGCACCAACAGAAATTAAAGACTTTATGGCTGTGCTAGTTACCCTGCTTGAAAAGAACACTAAAAACTCTCTCCAGTTCCATTCTTCGACCTTCTTGCCAATAAGCTCCTCTACTTCCTTCATTGACCTTTTTATCTTATCAATGACTGCCTCGCCGACACTCTTTACATTAGAAAGACCAAAGAAAACCTTATCATCAATTATTTTAAAGTTCTTATTAGCCTTCCTCAGGTCTGGAGGGAATATGTCTATATCCATAATCCTGCAGTTATTTACCAGTTCGTTTATTTCTTCATGGGGCTTTTGTTTTTCTTTTGAGTAAAATAGGTATGATGTAAAAAACTCTTTGCTGAAGTGAGCTTTTGCGTATGCCGAAAGATAAGCGTTGAAGGCATAGCTGACAGCGTGAGACTTATTGAAGCTATACCTCTGCGATTTTTCAATCCAGCTAAATATCTCTTCAGCCTGACTTTTATTGACAATTCCTCTTTCAGAAGATTTTTCTAAGAAAGACTTCTTCACCTGAGCCATGACATCTGTCTTCTTCTTACCGATAGCTTTTCTAAGAATATCCGCTTCTTGAAGATTAAAACCTGCTATCTCTTGTGCAATCTGCATGCTCTGTTCTTGGTATACCAAAATCCCAAAAGTTTCTTTCAGGGAAGACTCCAGAGACGGATGAAAATACTCTACGGGTTCTCTTGCGTGCTTCCTGTCAATGTAGTGGTTGGTAAGGCTTTTGCCGTCAACAATAGCTTCCATACAACCGGGCCTCATAATAGAGATGAGACCAGCAAGCTCTTCAATGTTCCTTGGCTTGGTCTTTTTTGCCAAACTTTGACCAAGTCTACTCTCTAGTTGGAAGCATCCCTTCGTGTTTCCTTTGCTGATTAAATCCCAAGTTCTTGTGCAGGATAGCGGAATCTCTCCAATGTCAGGGTTAAAAGATATGCCCTGAGGTTTGTCTACAGGAAAACAACACCCACAACTAAATTCCAAATGTGCCATCTTTATTCTTCTCCAACAAAAGAGCCTTTAAATCTAACATTCCGAGCTGTGCGGCGATAAAGTCTCAGAAACCTACATAGTAAGCCCGCTGTGTCCTTGACGTCCTTCAGGGCATCGTGTGCGTTTGCTGTGCTCATACCAAGATATTCCCTCATATTATCCATACTGAAGCTGGTTACTTCTCTTGAGTTTTCAAACCAAGGAAACATCCAGTGCATTAGGTCAAGCTTGTCTCTAGGATGAAATATTTGCTTGCCTTTTAAGTGCTTCTCACACATTCTGTTAACAATGTGTAAGTCGAACGCCAAGATATTATAACCACAGGCCAGCGGAGCTGAAAACTTTGTCTTGTTTTTACCGCTTTTATGGAACTTTTCTAAAAAGCCTACAAAGTTCTCCCACACCATTTTCTGGCTCGGTGCTTCTTTCCAAAGCTCTATGATTTCTTCTGGTGTGCAGTCCCTGATATTGGAGTGCCATTCTATTGTGGCTCTATTATTTTCAAAATAATCTTCTTCATCAATGCCTTCTGGTCTCATGAAAGAATTGAATTCAGCATTCTTGACTACCTCCAGCTTTCTTGGGTCTACAATAACCGCTGCTAACTGGACAGGATTGACTTTAGTAGGGTCTCTTCCATCGGTCTCAAAGTCAAAGACGCATATTTTATTATAATTCATAATTAGTTCTCGCTAGTACCTACGTTTTTAATAATACTCATAAGTTTAGTTTGTAAAAGATTTCTTTGTGCTCTCACTCTATCGAGCTCGTCCATTATAAGCTCTTCTCTTAGTTTGTTGGCATAGTCTTTAAATAAAATTGCCCCATTACTTAAGCCTGTGACACTATCTTGATAATCTTCAGTGGCTGCCTTTAACTTCTCCCTGAGTAGTTCTATTTCTTTGGCTGCGGAGTATATAGCATCAACAGTTCTGTCTGGACCAACCAGCAGTTCGTCCGTGAACTCATGAAGCCATCTGTTCGCAGCGTGGTGGACATCTTCTTCACTGAACATTATTCAAACCCACCGCCATCTTTATACTCTCCAAGGAAACGTCCATTTTACCTCTGCCTGTTTGCATGAGGTAGGATGGGTGGTAGCATGGAACAACTACTGCATCTAAATAATCGAGCTCATGAGCTTTTCCAATATGGTCTCCTAGCTTGAATGTTTTTTTAAGCTTTAACAGGAGCCCCGTGGGAACCTTTCCAAAAGTGACAATAACCCTTGGCTTAAGTTCCTTTAGCTCGCTCCATAGCCAAGCCTTGCAAGCGTCAATTTCTTCCTTCTTAGGTGGTCTGTTTTTTTTGCCTGTAACAGGACGACACTTGACAACATTAGTAATGTATACATCCTTCCTAGAAACACCGCACTGTTTTAGCATCTTAGTGAGTAATTCGCCACACCTACCAACAAAAGGTTCTCCAATTATGTCTTCATCACTTCCGGGGGCTTCTCCAAGCAGTAAAATTCCTGTGTTCTTACCTTTCCCCCAAACCACCTGAGTCCTTGTTTTGCATAAGCCGCAACCAGTACAATCTTTCCAATTCATTTTACATCTCCTGTTTCCAAAATATCCCGAACCCCCATAATTTTGTCCAGCATGGCGATTCCCAACACGTCAAATTTAATCATCCCAATATCCTCCATGTCCTGCATTTCAAGCCCTCCCACCAATTGCCTAGCCTTAGTATCCAAGACCATTGGACAGATTTCATTTAGGGGAGAAGGCGATATGACTACTCCTGCGGCATGCTTACTCTGGGCCCTCTTTGTTCCTTCAAGCCGGATAGCCTGTTCAAATCTCTTGGACAGTCTGCCCTGCATATTTCCTTCATCATCAATATAACACCAATCTCTTAATTCGTCAGGCTTATTTTCTAAGGCCCACCGAATAACCGATGATTCCCCTGTTTCGTCCATCATTTCCTGCAAGTCTTCAGCAACGGCGGCCTTGTCCGGAATGTGTTGGGTAATCATATTCATCTCATTGAATGAAATTCCTCCGTACGCTCTTAAGACATCTTTGATTGCCCCTCTTCCCATCATTGTTTGGAATGTAATCATCTGACCTACTTTGTCAAGACCATAGTTGTTCTTAATGTAGTCAATGATATCGTCTCTTTTAGAGACTGGGACATCTATATCTATGTCAGGCATAGAAACTCTACCACCAGTATTTCTTCCTGCGTTATAAAATCTTTCAAAGATTAATGAGTATTTAATTGGGTCTATAGATGTTATTTCTATTAAGTAGGATACAAGGCAACCAGCAGCAGAGCCTCTTCCGGGACCGGGAAGCCAACCGTTATCTCTTACGTAATTTACTATATCTCTAACTATTAAGAAGTAACTAGATAAGCCAGCCCCCTGAAGAACTTTCAATTCATGTTTAATTCTCTCTGCATACTCTTCGTGCTTTTCTTTTGGGACAATGTCCTTAATTTTGTCTCTCCACCCGTCTCTACATAACTGCCTAAGGTGTTCGTCTGGCCCAAGCTCACATTTAAAAGGTGGTAGAATGGGCTCTCTAAGTATATCATATTCCTCACACTGCTCTGCTATCTTAAGTGTATTATTAATCTCTTCTTCTGTGTGGATAGCCTTCATCTCTTCAAAAGAAGGTATGTGATATTTGCTAGACTTAAAGAATGTAGAAAGGGGTACGTTCTCTCCGGAAGACATTTTTTTCTTTATAGTTGGCAGTGTCGTCTCAAGCATGCTGCATAGTAACACCCTTTGGTCTTCTGCGTCATCTGAAGTTGGATAGTGTGCATCTGGCGTAGCTACGCAGGGAATGTTGGTCTGCTTGGAAATCCACCGGAGTGCCTTAGCAACAACAGCCTGAGCAGGTGTTGTATCTTTGTCAATGAGCTGAATCTCTAAATAGAAGTTCCCTTCCCCAAATATCTCTTGATGTTTAAGTGCTAAAGATGTTGTATTTTCCAGCCAATTCTCGTCAACCAAACTCTCAGCTTCTTCGTAACTGGTGGTGTCATAGGCCAAACTGCAGTTTTCCCCGAATACAGTCTCCGCCAAATCTGAGCCAAGATGACCACTAAATGATATCAAGTTTCCATTACAAAGCTCAGAAAGTTGTTCTAAGCTGAGTCTGGGTTTCCTATAAAATAATTCTGGCTTATTAGATTCTGATGTGATTTTTATCAATTGCTTCCAACCTTTTAGGTTTTTGGCAAGTACCACCAGATGATTTAGCTTTGAGTTTTCTTTGTTTTTTACACTAGCATCTTCTTTGCATATATAAAGCTCGCAACCTAATATTGGCTTGAGCCCATTTCTCTTCATAGCCCTTACAAAAGAAACACTGCCAGAGATATTGCCATGGTCTGTTATGGCTGCTCCTTTAAGCCCCAAAGACTTTACTCTCTGAGCTATCTGTTCGGGCTTGCTAAGCCCATCTAGTAAACTGAAATGTGTGTGACAATGCAATGGAAAATACATTTTATTTTCTAAACCTTTTAAACCAATCTGAAACCAAGTCCTGTCGCTCTTCGTTGACAGCATTTATTAAAAATATCAAGTCCTTTAAGACAGCCAGATTAAAATCAATTGATTGAATATAAGAAGCCTTGTCTACATATTCGGTTGGCTGGGCAAGGACTCTTTGTTTGAGCTCTTGCATCTTTTTATATCTTTCTTTTATGTCAGATTTCATTCTAATGAACCGGGCGCCTTGTACTTTGCTACATTATGGCCTTCTGCCATGTAATCTTCCGTAACTTTCTGTATCCCTTTTCGTTCTATCTCGTATTTTACTTGCTCACACTTAGTCATGTATTCGCCATAACTTGTTCTTTGGCCGTGCCTGTTTTCCATAATGGGATGAATACTAGTATCTTCAAATGTACTTTTGCCCTGATGGCAGAGTTTTGTGCATTTCCAACTTTTCTTCAACATGGGTATTCTGGCAGCTTTAATTTGCTCAAACTTTTTTCTAAGCATCTTTTTGGTCTTTGGGATGTCTTTCTCAGAAAAGTGCATAGAAAAGGCACCTCCGTCGTTCATGTAATTGATTGTGACCATTATTTGCTTTGCCTCTGGGTAGAGTTTCATGGCAGCATAATGATAAATTCTTAGCTGTGGGTCATTTTGTAGCTTAGCGTAGGTTTTTTCTTGCCCCGTCGCCCAGTCGAGCCTGCGGCCAGTTTTCCAGTCTACAATTTCATAGAAACCTTCGTCAATCTCAGTTATTAAATCCATTGTTCCCTTGAGAGCCAGTCTTCCTTTAACCTTTTCTCCATTTAATACATATTCGTACTCAGCCCAGTCCTCGTCTATTTCAAAATCGAAGTGGGGCTCTGCGTCAATAACAGTCCTGTTTCTGGGGTCAAATATCCCGTCGTTCATTTCTAGGGTCTTGTAAACCCATTTTGAGCAGTCTTTGAGGTCTTTTTCTTTCCATTCGTGATGGGGATTGCCTTCCGAGTAATATTTGTAAACTTGTTCTGTTATCTCGTCTATATCATATGAGGTAGAACTTACTTCTCCAATAACGTCGTCAACAAATGAACTTAGACCATCCTGCTCAGCCTTCTTTGCTAAGCACATGATTTCTAATATTTTGTGTACGATGGTGCCCTTGTCTGCTTTGAGTCCTCCTTTGCCCCTCCAGCCAAGCACATATTCGCAAAAGTATTGTTGCGGACACATGTTATGACAGTTAAAGCTCGAAGACCTAAAATATGTAATAATTATTTTGATTCACCTTATGCTATAGAGAGCTCAAGCCAACCCCATTCTTTAAGTTGGTCATAGAGTTTTTTGTTTTGTTCACCTACTGACATGTCGTCGTTTTTTATAATAACGTCGAACTTGTTCCAATCAAAGTTTTCTTTATCTAGGGCGGTCTCGCTAATATGAGCGTCCTCGTCTTCTGAGTTTCTCGTAAGCCTGACCACCTTACCACCTGCGTTCTGTATGGCCTCTACTTCATTGGGAAATCTGCAGTCGGCTATTATGGCAATATGAGGGCCGTTTTCTTGTATTTTTCTTATCGTGGCATCGGCCCATACATTAGGATACAACTCCCTGAAGAAGTCTGTTCCTACAACTTGCATCACTTCTCTAGCTGTCATATTTTTGTTCTCTGTCTTGTCGTCATAGAAAGGCAAACTAGACCAAGATATATTTGTATCTGTATTTTTTTGCTCATCGGTTCCATAGCATTGCTCCCTTGTCAAGCCTAGTATGTCCATGCAAACGCTCTTTTTCAATAGGTCTGCAAACGAGTACAGTTTGGCAAAGTGGTCTAAATTTGCTCTTAGGAAATTAACCATAGATTGGTCTGAGCTAGTGACATCAAATATACCGGCATTTACTTCTTCGCCAAGTATGTCTGAAACCCAAATTTGACCAGAATCAGTTATCTTAAAATTCCTAGCTATCCCTAAGGAGAGCATCTCCCAGCCAATGATAACATTTGCACATGTATTTTTTCCACTCTGTTTTCTTCCCGAGAAACCTATAATTTTTTGTGACACCTTAAAACCTCAAACTTTTCTCTGCCGACTGAATAATTGGCAGTATCTCTGACGTTATGCTATCAGGAGTCATATCTCCAACGTCATTATCTTTAATATTTGGAAAATAAAGCCTATAAGTCTTAGAGCATTGCTTAAGTATGCTCTCCGCACCTATTCTACCCGCCTTGTCGTTATCTGTCAACACAACCAAGGACATAGCGCCGACCATATCGAGCAAATCTTTCTGGCCTTCGCTTAAATACGTCCCGAACATAGCAACAGAATTTTTGACTCCTGATTCTTCTAGCTTCCATACATCTCCCGGCCCCTCGACTAAAATTGCTATTCCAGTCTTTGATATTTCCTTTTTGGCATTCCAGTAGTTATACAGGTATTTACCCGCATCAAAATTTTCGCTATGAACCCATTTAGGCTTAATATCATCATCTGTTGTTCTGGCAGAGAATCCTACCATATGCATATATTCATCGTCATATATAGGAACAACTACTCTGTTAAATGCTTTAGAGCCTTTCTTTGTTGATAAGCCTACATCGTACCTGTCTAATATCTCTGCGCTGTAACCTCTGTCAATGTAATATTTGGCTGGTATAGACAGGGCTTCTCTTACCTTTTCTCTTGGTATTACCTTTCCTCTCTTTTCTCTTCTTTTTTCAGAGAAGGCAACATTAATTCTAGATTGAAACTTCCTTTTTTCTATTGACTGATAATCTATTTCAAGCTTATCGTACTCCTGATTGGAAAATGCTAACAAATAGTTTACTGTCTCCTGAAAGCCCGCACACTTGTCCTCTGGACACTCCCAACCATGTTTGTTGCGAGATAGTATCCCTCTCACCAAGCCCGTTAGGGTGGGCTTAAAGAACTTTTGACACTGGTGTGTGTTGCAAACCCAGTGGCCAGCCCTAGTGTGACCAGTCAAGTATAGGTTGACAGCTGTGTTATTATCTCCACCGTGAACTGGGCAGCTCATGTCAATACGACCGTACCTAGATTGATATTCCTCTACCCCAAGAGATTCTAGGAGAGATTCGACATCTTCAAGTACAATATTTTCAATCTGCACAATCTTTTCTTGTGCAAACCTATCAGGTGAATGGGACTTCATCGTTTTCATCTTCAACTACAAAACCTTCATCGCTTTCTTCTCTGTTATCTCTCAACTCGAAGGCAGTTCTGCCCTCTTCAATTTTACCACAATAACCTTTCATATGCATGTTTATGTAGTCTCCGTCATCTAAACCCCCTCCGTGCCTAGAAACGATAGGAACCAACTTTCGGTTACCATTACCCATGCCGTCTTCAGCTATTTCTTCATCAGATTTTCTCTTGAAAATTGTAAAGTTACTACATAGCCATACAATTCTATCAGAGCCGCTGGCTGCGTCCGTTGACTCTCTGTTTATACCGTCTCTATTAAGCTGTATAAAAGAAAGAACCGGCACCTTATATTTCAATGCAAAATTATGTAGCCCCGTCATCATAAATCCAAGAACTTGGAATTCTGCCAAGCTGTTAGATATAGAATCAGAAGTCATAAGTTTCAGATAGTCGTAAATAATCACGCATTCTTTAGCTGTGCCGTCATCATTAATACCTACTTCTTTGGCCAACCATCTTCTTACTACAGATAGCTGTTCTTCAAAAGCCATTCCCCCAATCGACCTATGATAATAAGGCATGTCTTTTATTTTTTCGGCGGCTTTGTAAACTTTATCTTTCTTGTCTGGGTTGTTGCCAAAGGTTCCGGTTTCAATATCGTTAATTGCAACCTCACTGAGCATGGCAAGAGACCTATGTTTATGGTCATCTGCAGTCATTTCTGTGTCAAGGTTAAGGACAGGAATATTTAGCTCAGAGGCAATGTGCATACCAATATTATCGGATAACAAAGTTTTTCCGACCTTGGGTCTCGCTCCGATTATATTGACAGTACCCCTTCGCAAACCCCCTCCAATTGCTTGGTCGTAAACGGGATAGCCAGTGGATATCCCCATCGTTTGACATGGGTTTTCTTCTAAGTATTTTACGTATTCCTCAATACCAGAACCCAGAAGTTCTGGGGTGTCATTGCCGTCTCCCAGTAATGAGCTAAAATCAAAAATAGCGTCTTCAGCTATACCAAATATACTAGATATGCTTTCGTCGCCATTAATTTTTACTAGCTTTTCTTTTGCTCCTTCTAGCTGTGCTTCGAGCAGCCTTGCTATTTCAAGCTTTCTAATCTTGGCAGCAAACCTTCTTACGTTTTCAACCTGAACCGGAAACTTAGTGACGGCTGTTAGGTGTTTTACTTCATCTCTATTGTCAAAGACATGGTTAAGATTAAGTTCCGATGCCGCAGACCAAATACTTGGTATGTCTATAGACTTTACGTCTGACTCTAGTAGGTGCTTAAGACATTTATATATAACGGCATTTGACCCGATAGTAAATGTTTTCTCTGTTATGATATCTGACACATCAAAGTAAGCATCATTACCAAAGTTAAAGACACCCGAGAGAACTGCCCTTTCTGCCGAGGGGTCTGAAAGTAAGTTTTCTGCCATTAGCCTCTAGCCCCTCTTGTTTGACAACCATTGCAAATATAGCGACCTGAGTCTGAAACCAGAATGGAAGAGACGTTGCTCTGTCTGTTACAAGAGTCGCATGTTACTTGTACTGTTCCATCTCCTCTGTCTCTTGTTGTTGGGGGTAGGACAGCAAGTCTTTTATCTATTTCTGAGTCAGCTTTGTGCTCATGTCGTTCTGGCATTGATTCAAAGAGGTTTTCTCTCTTTTCAGTTTTCTTTGAAGAGCCTGTGCTCTGACCAGTTTTGTTTCTTTCTATTTTATGAACAAAGTCATCTGAACTAGACCTTGCTCTTGACTTATTTTTTTTGCCAGCCAACTTCTGAATCATCTTGCTAACCTTAAAAGCATCGTTTTCATCTAAGCTTTCAAGCGCTTCTTGTGTTTCTTTATCCAACATTTGTATACCTCTTAGACCTTTGTACGGATAGAAATATATCGGCCCTCTTGCCCATGTTTGAGGAAAGGAAGCCGAGCCTATCGGCTCTTTGTTTTGCGTACTTTTTAATTCTTGAAAGAGTTCTGGCGTGCTCGTTGTTCTTTACAGCCTGATACAATCTTTCCTGATAAGAATACCCCTTGTAATTTCCCACTTCGTTCGCTACGACCTCTTTGATGTTCTCATCGGCCCAGTTTACCCGAGCCATCTCTCTATTATAGGCGCGTTGTACGTGAAATGAAAGCTCATTCAGTATCAAGGCTGCCATTCCACAATCCTCAGGGCTCAATTTTTCTATTTGAGACCTATTCATGTGAAGGTAGGAGGTAGCCTCATAGTTGCTATAGTTGGATATAAAGTTAGGGAGACCTACAGAGAGCTCGTATTCGTCTAGAATTTTATCCCATTTCTCAAGCTGTTCTTTAGCGGTTTTCAATTCTTTTTTTCCAGCCATTTTCGTCCTCATTAAACGGTAATTCTACAACGCCTATATTATTAAGTCCACACCACTCTACTTTTTTTTTGTCTCTTTTTCTTGCTTGGGCAAATCCCAGCTTGGTCTTATGGTAAAACTTCACGAACCTGTAGTGTTGTTCGCCGTGCACCTCTATGCACAAATCATGCAGAGGAATAAAGAAGTCTAGATATAGAGTCTCTGCTCTGCGTACCTTAATAGGAACTTCTTCGAGAATTTGGCAGGTGGGAAAAGTCTGTCTTAGCAGATTTCTCGCTTTTAGATGGTATTTTGAGCGAGCTCTGCCATCATTGTTGTTTGGTATGTGCCCCGATATTTTCCAATTACTGCTTATATTCTCTAAGTCAATTACTTTCCTCATATTCCCAACATGTTGTTAATGGATTCTATTAGTAGTTTTTTTGTCTCTGGATTTTTACATAGTTCGATTCTGCATTTCTCAGCGCCCTGAAACTTAGGCTTGTCGTCCCCTTCTACAAACTCAAATTTAAACCAAGCTCCAGCCTTGTTTATCAAGCCTAGGTCAGAGCCCAGAATCACCAGTTCTGTCTCCTCATCTATTCCTCCTCCATATCTAAGGTAACTTGTTATTTTACCTCCGGGAGGGCCTAACGCAGATGTGACGATTTGCCAATCTATTTTTTGCCCAATTTGAGTGTCTTGTATTTCCCAAGGAGAAAATCTTTTGGCCCTAAGTTTTACATCAACCTGATAGGCTACAGCTTGACCAGACTTTTCTTTAAATTCTGCTCCGTAGCCAGTAGGATTGCCCATCAGGTGAGTAATTCCTATTACCAGATTTCTGTTCACAGGAACGACATTTGCAATCTTTCTACAAAACTTTGCTAATAATTTCGCTCCGTCTGCTCTCTGCATTTTGTCCATAGAAGATGTAATCTCAGCTTCTGTGCAAAGTGCGGAATATGAATCTAATATTACAACAGAACCCGGAACTTCATTGATGGTTTTTTCTGCTATGGAAAGAAAGTTTTCAGCTGTAAGAATCCTTCCCGGTTCAGAACCAATTACATGGAATCTATCTAAGTCTAATTCTGGGATTCCTTCTAAGTCCCTTTTCTTAAGCCTTCCCTCAATATTGAAGAAGTAAACATGTCTACCTTCTGGGCATAGCTCACCACCATACTCTTTCTTTTGGCATTTTGCTGCGAAGTGTAGAGATGTTGTAGTCTTTCCGCACTTTGGTTGACCTGTAAAGGTTATAAAACTTCCTTCTGGAATTCCTCCCCCAAGGACAACATCTAGAGAAGGTGACACTGGTATAACCAAAAGTTCTGAATCAATAACAGCAGAACCAGAACGCATGATTCCAGAACCGAACTGTTTAATAATGTCTTTTTCTATTGTGCTGCTCAAAAATCGAGTTCCCTTAATTTACCAAGATTTGTTTTCTTTACTTTAGCTTCTCTGGGCTTTGACTTTGTGTCAGCTCTTTTAATGTCTGAGGTTTTGGGCTTAGCCCTTTCTATGTCAAGCTTTCTCTGCTCTTCTTTTATTATTGCGTCTAGGTGAGGCGCTCTTAAAGAATATATTCCATAAGCCCTGTTAGACTTAAGGGCTTTTATTATAGCAACATCATCATATATTTTTAAGAGTCCGTAGGCCGCAAAAAGTTGAGACTTATAATCCTTCTTCCATTCTGGTAAGTCCCAGAATTTCTGAGGCAGCTCCTTCTTGTTTTTCTGAGCCATCTTTTCGCATATGAACTCTGTTATATATTGAGCGGCACTAATTTTTTTGCCATTTGAATATCGAGAAGGATATTTTTTACTCATTGTCGTTTATCTTGTAGATTGCATTCTTTGCTGTTCTAGAGACGGTGTTTGAATTGCTGTTCAGGTCGCCTCTTTGAGATGCCGCTTCAGTCATTATGCTGACCCCTTTGCTTTTTTTTGCGGCTGTTATATTTACCATCAAGTCCTTTGCCTTAGCTGGCTTTGGAGGCTCTTGTTTTTTTGCCTTTTTCTTTTTCTTGATGGTGGTCTGAGTTTTTCCGACATGGGCCTGAACTGTCTTCTCAGTTCTTCCGAGTTCCTTTGCTATGTCAGATGTGCTATAATTATCTTTAAGCATACCTTCTATGATGTACTTTTCTTGTTTTGAAAGTCTTCCTTTAGCCATTAAACCAACTCCCTCTCGGCATTGCTTAGCCAAGCACCATTTTTTGTTTCAAGAAACTTTAAGTAATAATCGTAAACCTTTTTTTCAACATCTCTAAAGACCCAGTTTGGACGACCCGCATGTCTGAGCTGCTTCTGCTGCCTGTTCTCAGAATACATACCGTTAGGGTCATAGAGGCGGCCATAGGTATCCTGTTTTACATAGTAATAGACTTTGTCATTGACCTGAACTTGTTTTGCATAGGCGTCAGTAGAGTCTTCCTCTACTTCTTTTAGTAGGGCTGTATAGGCTACAACACCTCTTTCATCCTTGTCTTGAATTTCGTTCTTTTCTTCTTTGGTAGGCTTGAATATAGCCTTATCTACATCATTTTTATTTATTCTAGCCATTTTTTTTACCTGTCCTAACATAGTTCTTCTGCTGAGTTGGCGTCATATCAGCAACATTATTGTCACTTCTATACCAAGGTTTTTCAGCGTTCTTTTTTAGTCTCTCGCCTTTAACGGGAAGGCTATCTGCATTTTCTCTATACTCATTATGCTTCTTTTTCATGACCTCTCTTTGGTCACTACTTAGTCGGCTAGAGTTGAGCTCAGCCAAATGTCCAATTGTTTTAGCTCCTCCTGAACCCTTCACGCTGCCAGATACATTGTCTAAAGAGTAGTCCCTTATTAGTTTATGCTTTTTGCACACAGGGCACTTCTTCAGCTTCTTGTAATCAGACATAGATTGGATTACAGAAAAAGTATGGCCGCAACCCCCTTCTTGGGGGTCGCAGCTATACGAATACTCAGGCATGTTAGAATGGAACTCC